CCCAGCGAGAGTGAGAATTCAGCCAAGCGTGCCGAAGCTGCCCGCACCCACGCCCTCACCTATAAGGCCTAGCTGCCACAATTAACTAATTGACAACATGAATACTAATCAAACAACAAACGAGGCACTGCTAGTTGAGTTAGGCTCGCTGCTGGCCCGCATAGAGGCCGCCAAATGGATTTCGGTAAATGAGCGCCTGCCGCCCACCCAGCGACGTGAGAGCAATGGATGGCTTGTCACTAACCACTCGGAACTGATGCTCGTGGTGGTCGATGGGAAGACGGAGCGCTATCCGCACTACTGCGATGATCGAGGCCAGTGGCGACCGGTCGGGATGGAATTCCACGGGCATTACGCCCAGGTATCGCATTGGCAAGAATACCCCGCTCCGGCCCCAGTAATCCCGGTCACAGAGGACTAGCCGCCATGCCCTGCCCCACTGGCTCCACCCGTTGCCGGGGCCGCGCTGAGTTGCCCGCTGCCCTAGCCCGCCTCGCCGCCGCCCGCCCCATCCCCTTGCCCTGCCATGCCGATAAAAAATAGCCACGCCGGCTGCTGCTACCTCTGCGCCAATTACGTCGGCATCGGCGCCGGCGAATTGGTCAAGTACAAGGTGCAGGGCCAGAAGTATTCTATCCGCTGCGCCTCGTGCAGCACCCGCGCCCGGGAAGCCACCACCCGCCCCACCGAGGCCGTGATGAGCGAAGGAGCACAGCGGCTGTTTCGCCAGTCGCTGCGGGCAGAAATACTCCAACTGCTGACCACGGACAAGGACATTCCATCCGAAAAGATACGGCCGGGGCAAGCCTGGCTAGAGGTCCCGGGTCGCTCGATTGACGAGCTAGCCGACGCTAAAGAAAAGCTGATTCAACTCCGCAACACTCGCCGGGACAACCGCCTGAATGGCCGCGCCCAAGCCGCCTAGGCCGCCTAGGCAACCCTGTCGCCACCACCCCGCCTAGCCGCTGCAATACCTCCATGTGCGAAGGTTTTGGCAGACAGCGGCTAAGGCGGGAGTAACCCGCGCCCGTGGTTCGTAACGGCGAGCCATCACCCCATCCCCCACCGCTTCTCCTGCTACGAAGGCGGCGGGGGAGACACCACTTTTTACCACTTACCTCACAAAACTATGCATACCGACACTGAAAAGCATGACGCCTTCTTGGCGATACTTAAAAAGGAAGGCTGGACTATTGAGGGTGTCTCGCATACTAGCGAAGGCGCCCTAGCTGAATCCTGCTTTTATGGTGGCTACGACTTCGCCGCCCCCACTCCCCCAGCCTCCCCGCTTCTAGGTGGAGGCGCGAAGCCGGCGCTGAGCAATGAGGTGCTGGCTGGGTTGGAGGCTGCCGTGAAGCACGGCCCGCAGCTACCACTTGAATTGGCTTATGATTCTGACGAAGATGGCGTAAGTGCCTACCTGTTGCCAATCGGTGGCACAGAACGACACGCAGAAGGCGACTACTGCGAGCTAGCGATTTTCAACGACATGAACGCAGCTGAGTTGGTCGCAAAGGCCTGCAACGCCCTCCCAGCCCTGCTAGCCGAGAACGCCCGCCTGCGCGCCGCCTCCCAGCCCCTACAGCCACTAGAAGTGCCGACAAAGCTGGCCTGGATTCCTGGCATTCCCAAGCTAGCTGACGAGGATAGCCGCGCCTTTGTGGTGCTCTACGACAACGGCCGGCGCGGCCAGTTGTGGTGGCTGCAAAACGTGACGCTCGACTGTCACGGCGACAAGACTTACGAAAATACCGGATGGCATACTCGCCGCGAAAAGAACGGCTACAAGGCTTGGTTTGAGAAGTATAAAGGCAGCGAGCCGCAAGCATATCAGGTAAAGCTATCTGACGAGTCGGTGGCCTCCCCTTCTACTATAGGCGGCCCCGCCGTGACAGAAGAACGGATACTTGAGCTTGTAAACGAGCATTTTGGCCATGCCTACTGGGCGAACCGCGACTGGGCAGCCTGGCAAGTGGGCACGATGACAGAAGACGATTTTTCGCCTGTGAGCGAGTCCAATGTGCCCGCTGAGTTTGCGGCCTATTTGGCGAAAGAACTTGCGGCCCCTTCTACTATAGGAGGAAGTGGCGGGGCCGTGATGGAGGCAACGGTGGTGCTTGAAAAACATGGGGATGCAAAAGGCGAGGCATATCTGCAATGGCAGGACCTAGCCGCCTGTGTGCCACCAAATGTTGACGCGGCCTTGGCTGGATTTGTAAAGCCCGAAAATGCTGGCGCGCGCGTCCGCTTGAGTATTGAATTGCTGCCCGCCCCCACCGCCAGCCAGAAAGGAGCCACCGATGAAGCCTAGCCGCGCCCGCCGCTTCCTGGCCTGCCTGGCCTTGCTCGTGCTGCCGAAGCCCAGCAGCCGCTACCCCCACGACCCGGTAGCCACCTGGCTGCTGGGCTCTTTCCCCACTTCGCAGCCATGAGGAAGCCAACCCTGAGTAGCCCGCCTCACCCGTTGGCGGGCTACTACTTCGACAGCACGGGCGCCCGGTTCTATGTGCCCAGCCGCCCCGCCTTTGCCTTGTTCCGCCTCGGTGCTGACAGCCAGCCGCTCACTCCCGAAAGCCCGCTGCAAGACGACCCCGCCAAGTTCGAGGCCGCGTTAGACTTCGGCACCTTCACTCGCATAAATCACTAGTTGCCATGCCCAGAAAGCCACCATACACCGAAGCTGAAGTAGCCGCGCTGCGCCAGCTATTCCCCACCGCGCCAGCTGCGGAAGTACTAGCTGCGCTGCCCCGACGCAATTGGGCTACAATCGCCCGCAAGGCCAGCTCGCTGCACCTGCGCCGCAAGCACCGGATGCCCACCGAATGGAGCGCGGCCGATGTGCAGCTGCTCCGCGAGCACTACCCCAGCGGCGGCGCGGTTGCCGTGCTGCCGCTGCTCTCGCGCAAAGCCAATCGCCTGGCTATCCAGAAGAAGGCCGCCAAAATGGGCATCGCCGTGGGCCGCCTGCGGTATACGGACCAGGAGCGCGAGCTAATCCGCACGCTCTATCCGTGCGCGCCCGTAGCGGAACTGCTGGCCGCGCTGCCAGGGCGAAGCATGAAGGCGCTGGGCACGGAGGCGCAGTCGATGGGACTTGCGCGGCGGGCTATCGTGTGGCAGGCGGCCGATGTGGAGTACCTGCGAACCAACTACCCCGCGCTGGGGCCGGCCGCCGTGGGCAAGCATTTGGGCTACTCCACGCGCCAGTGTATTTCCAAAGCCTTCGGGCTTGGGGTTGTCTACCGCAAGCCCGCCCCGGTAAAAGTCGCCAAGGTTATCAAGCCGCCCAAGCCTGTCACAGTGAAGCCGGCAGCGACAAAGGCCACAAAAGCGCCCGCCACTGCCGTGCACGACCCCCGCCCCAAGGCGAAGAACACGCTCAGGCCTATGCACATCATCGGTGCTGCCACCAAATCTGACCCCCGCACGCCTGTGCTGAATGCTGCCAAAGCCGCCCGCCTGCGTGGTGAGCGGGCAGCAAAGGCGGAAAGTGTATCGGACCAACTAAAGAAACTCGCCTACGACCACCCCGCCCGCATGGCCTACATGCTCAATGCCAAGCACGGCGGGCCTGCTGCTCAGGCCGCCTTTTACGCCGCCCTTCAGCAAGCCGCCTAATTATGAACGAGCTAGTAAACGGCCCCGCCCATTACAACGGCACCGAAGTAATTGACCGGATGGCGAAGGACTACGGCTCCGAGCCGGTGTATTGGTTTTGCATCCTTAATGCCGAAAAGTACCGCGCCCGCGCTGGCAAGAAGCCCGGCAATACGGCGGAGCAGGACGAGGCGAAAGCGCAGTGGTACGAGTCTTACGCCGCTAACCTGCCCTGCCCATGAGCCCCCGCATCAACCGGGGCGCGGGCCTGCCTCGCCTCTCTCGCCACTACCAGCACCGCTGGCAAGTGCTATGGCGGGGCCGCCCAAAGCCCCGCCAGCTCACCTATCACTTAGCCGCCTAGCCATGAATCCTAAAATCTTCAAGCTCTCCTGTAGCCTCCTGTTATCCTTGGTGTGCTTGCTGCTGATTGTCTGGCTGTACGTGCGCCCTGAGCCAGCCAGCGCGTGGCTCTACGCCTTGCTAGTTATCGTACTGATTGGCGCGCTGGACGAATTAGGAATAGCCTAGCCATGCTAAAGCGCACCACTCCTCTAGCCCGCACCGGCCGCCTGCCCCGCTCCACAAAGAAGCAGGCGGCCATCCGGCGGCACGTCGCCACAGCCTGCCCACTGGGGAGTTGCTGCCTAGCCTGTGGCGCTTCGCAGCAGCTCACGCGCTCGCACATCTTAACTCAGAAGCAATACCCACGGCATGCGGCTAATCCGCAAAACGTCATTACGTTGTGCTGGACCTGTCACTGCATTTGGGAAAATGAAAAGGGCCGATTTGCCCAGCTCTTCCCCGACGTGTGGGCAGAAAAGCTACGGCGCATGCAGTGGCTTGAGCCTAGCCACTACGCCTTGTTCAAAAGCAAACACCCCAGCCTTTTCTAATGGCAGCACTACCAACACCCCAGCCTGTTAAACGGTGGCGCCGCATTATAGAAAAAGCATGGTGCACTGTGGGCATGAAAGGCCTAGAAGCAGTCACCGAAACCTGTGGCGACACAACCAGCCTTTACTACCAAGTAGTGCGCGAAGGGAAGGAGATTTTGCAAACCATTGACCGCGACGAAGCCAAGCGCTACTACGACGGCCTCAACTAGCCGGCTCTGCGCTACTAGGGTAATAGGTGGGTAGGCGGGCGCTATTCGGGCAGCTCAATAAACTGCACTCCGTCAATTTTCGGGCCTTCAATCTTGCCAGCCAGCAGCCGGCGGCGGGCCTCTGTGACGCTCACATCTTCCCGCTTGGCATAGGTCGAGAGCTTGATAAGGCGCTGAATGTAAGCGGTGGCGGCGGCTGGGGCAGGCATAACAGGATTGAGGTTGACGCTACGAAAGTACGTGGCGATAATTAAACGTTGTACGTTTGGAGTTATACGTTCAACGTTGTACCTTTGCATCATCGCAACAGCGCCCGCCGATAGCAGGCCCGCGCTAGGCCGCTGTCACGGCTTGCAACATCTTCACCCACCGGCTGCTCGCCAGACCGGCTACTAGGCTCCCCCACTTGCATTTGACAGAATGCGGGTGCGGGGTTTGCCTTTTTAGACCGTTATGGGAAACATAATCAAAGAGCGCCCCATCCTATTCACCGGCCCGATGGTGCGGGCGCTAATGGACGGCCGCAAGACGCAAACCCGCCGGGCCATTAAAGTGCAGCCGCCTAGCGAGCGATTCAGAATCAGCACCCTACTCAGCACAACTGGCGACCGCCGCAACGAGGGCCGCCATTTTTGGGGGCGCTACTCTGCTATTGGCAACGCCTTGCAGGAGCGAACAGATGGCTACTTCCCCTGCCCCTACGGCGAAGTAGGTGACCGGCTTTGGGTGCGCGAAACATTTGCTTATAACTGGGGGCACGTCCTGCCGACGCCATTCATTGCCTACAGAGCCGATTCCACTGATGACGAAAGCCGAGCAAGGCGTTGGAAGTCTGGCATATTCATGTCCCGCGCCGCTAGTCGTGTGCTACTAGAGATTACGGCCTTGCGTGTTGAGCGGCTACATGACATTAGTCCTGAAGATGCCATAGCTGAGGGCATCAAGATTTGCCCCAACATGAACGGCAGGCCAGGCAGCACAGGGTATGTGTGGCCCGACTCGCCCTACGACAAATGCAAGCTCTGCCACTCTGACCCTTACACCGCCTACATGAAAGGCTGGCGACTGATAAATGGCGAAGAATCAGAGCTATCCAACCCCTGGGTATGGGTGGTAGAATTCAAGGTCATCGCCCCACCCTCCCCCACCCTAGAGAAGACAGCCCCAAAAACGCTATGAAAGTTGGAACCCGATTATTCGTCGTGCAGAAGGCTAAGCTAGCTACGCACCTGCAACTAGTCAGCAAGGATTCGCCTAGGGCGCTGTGTGGTGCTGACCCCGGCCTTTACCCCTCTTACTGCGTGGTCGCTGTCGTGCGCCCCGGCGGCCGGTTAGAATACCTGCACGACGGCTTTGGCTGCCTGCACCACGTCGATTGCAAGCGCTGCCACGCCATTTACAGCAAGAAAAAGCCGCTCTCCCCCACCCCCAATAGCTAATTAGTCATGGCAACTACCACCACCCAGGGCACGAGCCTCGAAATTCTGGCCCCCTACCTGCCTTATGGCATTGAAATACAGAACTCGCAAGGGAAGCGCAGCCGCTTGATTCGGCTTGATATAAATGATAGGGCGGAAAGCATTGTGGTTGAAGCTGGCTATGTGGGCGACCCTTCCCTTGCGCTACCCGTCCTCCGCCCCTTCTCCCACCTCTGCCACCAGCTACCCGATGGGACAGTACCGGCTTGCGTGTTGGCTCAGCTAGTGGTAGCCGATGATGTTTTGTTGCAGGACGCCACTGCTGTGCTTGATGATGGCGACTACGATGAAGATACTGATACAGAATATGCGCCCGATGCCATCTATGTCTCTGCTAAAGATGAGTTTACGGGCGAGCGGGTAGAGGTCACAATTTATAGTGATTGGTCATGTGACCAAATCACTTACGCTCCAGCCGCCTACATCAACTACCTGCGCTCCCAGCACTTCGCAGTAGGCCTAGAGCCTCACCAATACGTCGAAAAGACCGCCCCGGCCCCCACCCTAGAGAAGGAACAGGCGCTATGAAGCCCTTTTGGTTTGCATTTAACATCACGGACTGGCTTGCCTCGAAGTCAGTGCGCATGATGAGCCTAGCCGAACGCGGGGCCTACATCGGCCTGCTGGCAACAGCGTGGGGTGAAGATGTGCCTGGCACCCTGCCACTGGATACCGACGAGGTGCGCCGCCTGGCTGAAATGACACCCGAGCAGTGGGCAGTTAGTGGTGCTTGCTTGCTCAAAAAGTTCCCGATTTCGGAGTGCGGCACCTTCCGTTATAACCCCCGACTGCTGGCCGATGGGCAGGAGCAGAAGCGCAAAAGCGAGAAAGCAGCCGAGGCAGGCCGCCGGTCGGCTGAGGTGAAGAAGCAACGGAACGCCAACGGAACGCCAACGGACGTTGCCAAAAAACCAACGGACGTTGAAAAAACGGCAACGGAATGCCAACTAGTTACAACTACAATTACATCTTCTACTGACGTAGAAGAACGCGAGGCGAATTCGGCGGCGGCCCCCACGCCAGCACCAGCTTTAAAAGCCAGCACCCAGGCGAAAACTTATGCGCCGCCCGCCGATGATGCGGTGCTGTTCACGGCCGATACCTGGCCTGGCCTCGTGAACCCCGCCACGTTCGCCAGCATCTGCACCGACCTGCGCCTGCCGATTGACTTAGACCGCGAAACCTACCGCGCCGCCATCCAGGACAAGATGCGCAGCCAGGGCATTGAAGCCCCGCCCAAATCGCTACGCAGCTGGATTTCGGCCTACTTCATCAACGAAAAGAAGCGCGGCCCCCTGCTCAGTCTCACGGTGGGCCTGCCTACGGTCCCCACACCGCGAAACGAGCTGCCGGCCAAAGGGCAGGAGCGTCAAGGGCAGGTAATCGCCATTCAAGGCGAAAACGACAAGTATGTGAACAAGCAACTAGCCGCATCCTGGCAGCAGCAATACCCCGCCGCTACCATCCACATCATTTCTCCCCGCTAATGTATTACGACGAACAAATACTGGCCCACCTCGAAGGAGAAGCCCGCGCCGCCGCCTTCTGGCTCGCTAAAGTCCTGCCAGCGGTGCAAACCCGCCTCGCTGCCGAACTCAAAGCCTACGACGTGACCACGACCACCTCCGCAGAAATTGAGCGCCGCCTAGAGCTTGAAACGCTGCTGGCCGCCATGCAGGCATTCAGCGAAACGGCCACGGCTTACAACGGCCAAATGGAAGTCAACCTGCGCCACACCCAGGCCATCATGCAGCAGGAGGCCACCCGCGCCGCCTTCTTCAAAGAGCAGTTTGGTCTTACCCACGCGGATTGGGTGAAGCAGAAAGAACAGAACCTCGCTGATATCGCCACCTTTCAAGGGCTATTGGCCCGCCGCGCCGCATGAGCTTGCCCAGCCCCTTTGCCCCCCGCCCCGCCGCCCGCGTCCTGCCTGCCAAGCCCGCCGTTGCCCCGCTGCAAGTGCAGCAACTGGCCGATATCATGGCCGCCGCAGTTGCCTTTTACCAACACGGCTTCGGCAACGGAGAAACCACCCACTGGCCCTGCCTGGATGAGTTTTGGACGTGGCTCAAGAAGGAAATCACCATCATCACCGGCAACGCCAACCACGGCAAGAGCCGCATGATTCACTCCGTGATGCTGCTCAAGGCCGCCTTCGCTGGCTGGCGCTTCGCGGTATTCGTGCCGGAAAACGAGGAAGATTTCTACGTGGAAATGGCCCAAATGCTTGTCGGGCGCACGGCCAACCTCAAGTTTGCCAATAGCCGCATGAGCTTAGACGAGCTGCAAAAGGCCATCGCCTGGGTGTACGAGCACTTCGTAGTGGTCACGGCCCCCGAAGGAGCCACCCCAAAGCAGTTATTGGATGAGTTTGCCCGCCTCCATGCTGAAAAGCCGCTGGATGGGGTGCTGATTGACCCCTGGAACCAGCTGGCCCACGACTGGCAGAGCCGGGAGGATATCTACCTCAGTGAGCAGTTCGGCATCCTCAAGCGCTTCGCCATCAAGCACAACGTGGCGCTGCTCGTCACGGCGCACCCGGCCGGACAGTCGAAGGACAAGGCGGGCAATTTGGTGCGGCCCGATGCCTACTCCATTTCGGGCGGCAAGATGTGGAACAACAAGTTTGACAACGTGCTGGCCGTGTTCCGTCCCACTTTCCCCGACCCTGAAACGGAACTGTGGATTCATAAAATCAAGAAGCAGGGCCGCGTAGGCCAGCCTGGGATGCTGCCCCTGCTGTACGAGCGCCCCACCTTCCGCTACTTCCCACAGGTGGGCGACGGGCAGCACCCGCTTGAAAAGGTCAGCTTCAACGCCCCCGGCGACCCTGCCCCCGAATGGAACGCCAATAACCTGCCCGCCAGCACTTTCGACGCTAAGCCCCTTCCAAACGCCCCCTTTTAACCCTCTCCCCTCCACCCCCTAAGAGCGAAACAGCCATGATGAACAAGAAAGAGCAAGCCGAATTCGACGCCCTCAAGCAGCAGGTGCGCCTAGCCAAGGCATTAAGTTGGACCCAGCCCGTGCCGCCCGATGTGCCGGCCCCGCTAAGCAGCGAGCGGGGCAACCGGCTGATAAAGGGCTTTTTGTATTCCGCCTACGCTGGCTTTGGCGGGGATGCGGTGTCCCCAGCGTGCTCCGATTCCATCCACCACAACTCCCGCAGCGACAGCCAAACCAGCACCAAGGGCAGCCGCAGCCTCTATTCCACGCGGCTGCTGGCATTGCAAGCCTTGCGGCATAAGGTTGAGCAGGAATGCGCCGCCCGTCTCGCTGCCATTGACGCCAAAATAGAACAGGAATCCCCCACCCCCGCCGCTACTGTGCGGCACTAAGAACCAAGAGAGACAGTCATGAAAGAAAATACGACCTCCTGCGCCTACTCCATTGCTTGGCGGGGCTATTGTGGCAAGCCTGCCACTGCTCCCGGCCGCTGCGCCGACCACGCAGAAGTGAAATGCCAGTGCTGTGGCGAGCCCGCTGCTGGCGAGTGCTGCCAAACCTTCACGCAATTCGTCTGCGGCGTGCCCCTGTGCGACAAATGCGAAGACAATGGGCGGGGGCAGCACCGCCGCAAGGCTGAGTTCGATAAGCCGACGTGGCCCGATGGCCCCGATGGGATGCCCTACTAGCCCCACCCACTTCCCCCACTAGCCATAAGCCCCCGAGACATGATGGAAACTCCCGAACTGCGTGGCAACGTGCTACGCGCTACCCTCACTGGGCAGCCTTTCGAGGTGATGATAACAGGCGAAAAGAAGGATGAATACCGCAGCCCCGGCCAGTGGATAAAGAGCCGGCTCACGAAGAACGACTATGACCAGGTGCTGTTCGTGAATGGCTACGGTGCCCGCCGGCCCTGGCTGCTATGCGAGTTCCACGGCTGGGATGAGGCTGCGCAGCGGCAGCGGCACACCTTCAGCAACGGCTTAGTAGTCGCCGTGGCCCCCGGCGACTACATCATTCACTTGGGCAAGGTGCTGGCAACGGGCAACCTGCTACTACCTGCCTGGGATGCCCGCGAGCGCCTGCTAGCCCTGCCCCGCGAGCACACTCCTGCCGAAACCAAGTGCCTGCGTCGGCTCGAAGCCCGGCTGATTGAGGCGGGGGTGCTCACCATTGGCGGGGCCTTTTAACCAAAATAAACACAACTATTACTTTGATAATCCACTTTTAATCAGTATCTTTAAGTCATGCAAGAGCAAGCTACATCCGCCGTTACCCCGCTCACGGTAGAGCAGCGGGCCGAACTGAAGCAACTAGCTGAGGCTGCTACGCCCGGCCCGTGGGCGCTTACTTCCCCCGATTTTGCGGGGGCAATAAATACTGCTGATGACAAAAAGCATGTCGCCTTAGCCAACATTGACAGTGAGGGCATGGGCCAGTGCATGGCGAACGCCGCCTACATCGCCGCTGCCCATCCTGGCGCTATGCTCACCCTGCTAGCCGCACTCGCCACCGCTGAAGCCAAGCTAGCTGACATAAGCGCGGTCTTGGAAACGGAACCCGCAAACGTTCTGGAGGCCACCATCGCCTTTATTGGCAAGCACGTAGACCTGCGCGCCACCGCCACCGAGCTACGGGAGGAGAACGAGCCCCTTGTAACGGCGAATGCTGGCTTGGGCGAGCTGCTGGGCGAGGTGCTGGCTGAGTTGAATAGGGCCTACAATGCAGGCGACGGCCCCGCCATTGGCCGGCTGATTGAGCGACTCCAGGCAAAAGCTGGACCAAACCCTGTTGCCTGCCCCGGCAACTGCCTTACCTGCGAGAAGACAGGCGGGCTCGGTGAAATCGTCGGCTTCTATGAGGTAAGCGGCTTGCCCGTCCGAGATGGTGACGACTACGTGACCGATGTTGAGGGCTGTTACCTGACCCGCGCCGAAGCCAATGCCCTGGCAGAAGAGGATGGCGCGTCTCCACTACAGGGGAAGAAAGGAGGGGTGGCCGATGTGTAGCGCGAACACCATTTACAATTCCGCAACTGACCAAGAGATTGAAACTCCCCGCCAGCTGCGCGCCCTAGTCGGCTCTGCCCTTTGCCCGCTCTGTGCCGATGAAGAAGATGAAGACGCTTGCTTGTGCCCGCTAGATGTGGAAGGAATACTGGTCGCCGCGGGCATTGATTATGAAGGCGAGGAAGGGCTAGGATTCACAATTTACCGCTCCAGCAATGACAGCCCGCTGGAATAGCGCCGATTTGGCCCCAAAGAAGCCCCCCCCACGCCACGCAAGCCACCCCAGCCACACACACAGACACACCAGGGGCGGGAGAGGCCGGGAGGGCGGCGGAAAACCCAAAGCGGGAAATCTCCGCTTTGCCCCGCCCCACCTTCGGCACCATCGGCGGCCCGTGCTACTGGCTAATCGGCCCCCACAGCCTGGCCCTCGCCGCCAACCACTTTGGCGACCGGCAGCGCCTCGTGTGGACGGGGCCAGCGGATGAGGGAGCCATCAAAGCCGTTTTGGCGGCTCTGGAAGTGTATTACGCCACGCCTAAAAACTGAAATCATGAGATACCGCACCCCTAAGCCCGGCGAACTCGTCATGCAGTGGTCGAAGAAGGAGAACGACATCGTTTACCACAATGAATTGCCCGCCCCAGGGGCCGGCCGCCGCCTTTTGCACTACTACTGCGGTGCACGGCCCGAATACGATGTGATTGCCCGCCAATTCAATGATGTGCCTTCTCTGTTCGATGCACTGGATAAGCTAGGCTATGACATCACAACGCTCAGACTATCAATACAGAAGAAGCAAGAGCCCGCCCCCTCTCCTAAAAGCTAAAGACCCCATGAGCCAGACACACGAGATTGCTTGCATTGCCGACCTCGCCCGGGTGGTAACCACTGACAACATTGACGAGCTAGCCGACGACCTCAAGAGCTTTCTGCTTCACATCGTCACTATCAAGTTGGTGGTTGAGCTGACAGACGAGCCCTTTGAGCCCGAAAAGATGGGCCTCACCGCTATCACCTGGACGCCTGATGGTAAGCGAGAGTGCACTACCACCGTGCAGGTGGCTGATGGCCCGCCCGGCTCGCCTGAGTGGACATTCAAAACGTCCCCCGCCCCCACCCCTAACACCTAAGGCCCCCATGAGCCAGACACCCCAAGCCTTCCTGCAAAACCCCGGCTACGGAGCCCGCCACCCGCAGCCCGTGGGGCTGGGACGCTACAGCCACGAGCCGCGGGCGGCGTACGTGCCCCGCACCGAGCCTCGCCTAAGCGTGCGGGCCGATGGCTCCGTGCACCTGAACGCGGAAGCGGCCCGCCTGCTGCCTGCGGGCGAAACCATCGACTTGCGCCCCCCCATCCGAGAGCGCGACAACTGGCACCTCGATACCCGCGCCGGTGGGCATTACCGCCGCCTGCCGGTTGGCAGCTCGGGCGGGATTCGCTTTAAGGCCGCCGCCCGCACGAATGCCATGCTGGGGGCCTGTAGCGAGGCCCTGCACTTCACCCTGGAACACGTCGGGCACGGCTTATTCAAGCTTTACCCCAAAACGGGGAATAATTAGCCCGCGCCGCCCGCCCACATCGCTTCTCGCCGCCCGGAAATTCGTGTTGTACCCTCAACCGAAGCCCGCGAGAAACATGCCCACTACGCCCCGCCGCGCCCCCGAAGCTGGACACGCCGCCAGTAGCTACGTGCTAGAGCGCAAGTTGCTGCGCGCCTACACCAGGCTATGCGACGACGCCGTAAGCCACCTCTACCGCCCCCTCGATAAGCAGGCCGTGTACGTACAGCTGCTCGGGGGCAAGCTCGCCGCCACCCAGGTACGCGGAGCCGAGAAGCGCATTCGCGAAGCCATGCCCGAGATTATCCAGAAGCTCACGCCCCAGCAGCAGCCGGGGGTAGCGGAGTTGCTGCTTTGTGAGGGGCCCGATTTGGCTGCGGTGGTGAAGGAGCTAGTGCGGCTGGAGCGCAACATCAACTACCGGGACGACGACCCGCGGCTGGCCATTAACGACGACGCTCGGTTGAAGGCCGCCGGGATGGGCCGCCTCTCGAAGTCCATCTACGGCAACCTGCCGAAGTTAGGCGACCCGCTTGTACTCACGCCCTGGCCGCCGCGCCCGGCTTTGCGTGCCAAGAAACGGCGGGTGGCCCGGCCAGTGCTGCGGGTGGGCATGAAGCAACTGAGCCTGTGGCCGCTTCCGGCTGCTGGGGTAAGGGGGGGAGGTTTGTAAAGGGCTAAGTGGGTATTTGGCTCTTTCGACGAGCCTTGCCACGCTCAGCTTTGCATTGCTTACAGCTTCGTTTGCCCGCACTAATGTAGACGTTGCCTTCTGTAAGCGGATGCCCTGCCTTACAGACCGTTTTTAAAGAGCAGTAATGACGTCCCTTCGCCATTTTATCATCCACATTGTCTTGATGAGAACCAGTAAATAGGTGTGCAGGATTCACGCAAAGGGGGTTGTCGCATTTGTGACAAACAAATACTTTGCGGTCGCCAATCGCTCCGTTAACCATTTCATATGAAAACCTATGAGCCAAAGCCTGCCTATCGCTAGCCTTAAAGGTGCCATAGCCCTGAGTGGCTTTTGCTGCAATCCATTCCCAGCATTCACCGGAAGGCCCAAGCCCTGCTGTCTTGTTCACTTTCTGCCAAAACCGCTCTTCTAAACTTTCGGGAATGTTAGTGTGGCGTGCCATTCAAAATTAGCTTGATATATCATAAATATACAACACATCTACTTATTAAACAAGCGATTAGGCCCCTGCTAAAGGGATAGTTTCGCTTTCAAAGCATGGCAGACCTTGCGCCGGATGACGAAATACAAGATGACGGATTCACTCTAAAGCAGCGCCGCTTTATTGAGGAATTCTGTGTAGATGGGAATAGGACAAAAGCGGCAATTCGTGCGGGGTACTCGGTTGATTCGGCTTATTCCATCGGAAGTGAAAACCTGAAGAAACCTGAGATAAAGGCCGCAGTCGAGGCGCGCATTGCCGAACTGTCCTTGCCTCGCGAAGAGGTAATCAAGCGGATAAGCGACAATGCGCGCACCCGGCTAAACGACTACCTCAAAGTAGAAAAGCGGCTTCGCAAGACACAGCAGCCCCAATCGCTGCATGATGCGATTGCTGAAATGGAGAGCAAGCTGTGGTTTGAGCAGGAGTTTATGGAGCGCGCCATTGCCCTTCTAGGACTTATCGAAGAAGGCGCCGAAGACTATCGTGATACTTTCCACAATAAAGTGGGTAACCCGCTGAAGCTTCAGGTGCTGCGGTGGAAGATGGAGCTTGAGGAAGACCCCGAAGCTTTCCGATTGGTGGATGGCCCGCCTGAAGAGTATGAGGCCGTAGAGGTTGACATGATTGGACTAGCCAGGGCAAAAGAGGAAGGCTCTATTAAGTCACTTTCCTTCAATGAGTATGGGCCCAAAGTGGAGATGTATCCGGCCGATGGTGCGCTGCGCGACCTAGGCCGTGTGCATGGCATTTTTGAGAAGGACAACAGCCAGATGTCAGGTACGGAAGTAATCATCATCGGTGGCAGCGGAGCGGAAACAGATACGCCTTGAGATAGGCCCAAAGGCATGCAATGCCAAGTTCCGCCCCTACCTCCGTAGCCGGGCGCGCTTCCGCCTGTTTTGGGGTGGCCGCGACAGCAGCAAAAGCGACTTTGTAGCGTTGGACTTGCTGCTCCAGTGCCTTACCCTGCCTTACTTCAAATGCGTACTCGTGCGCCGCTACGCCAACACCATCAAGGGAAGCCAGTGGGATACGTTGGAGCGCGTAGCGAGGCGAGAGGGCATCCATCATCTGTTTACGTGGGGCGTGAACCCGCTGGGCATCAAGTGCAAGGTGAACCGGAATAGCTTCGTCCCCTTCGGGATGGATGACATGGGGAAAGCCAAGTCGCTGTCGGACCCCACCCACGCGTGGTACGAAGAGGCCAACCAGACCGAGGAAGCTGACGCGGATGTACTCAGCACCTCGCTGCGCAGCTCCGTGCCCGGCGTAGTGTTCCAGGAAATTTACTCCTTCAACCCCGACCACGAAGGCGATTACAAGACCTTCTGGCTGTGGAAGAAGTTTTTCGAGAAGACGGGCCACCCCAGCGGCACTAGTTTCAGCGGCACCCTCGCTGTGGATGTGGATGGCCAGCTTGTGGAGCTACCGTACGAAGTGCTGCACAGCACGGCGCGGGACAACCAATGGTGCCCGCCCGAACGGATTGCCACCTACAAGGGCTACGAGCACACGGACCCCTACCGCTTTCGTGTATGGTACGAGGGGCTATGGGCCACCAAGCAGACCGGCAACGAGTTCTACCCCGGGTTCAGCCGCGCCGTGCATGTAAAGCCCACGGCTTACCTGCCCGCCGTGCCCATCCTGCAAGCCTGGGATGCCAACAGCATGCCGTACTGCGCGATGCTGTGCGCGCAACCCTACCGCCCAGCCCCCGCCCAGCTGCAAATACGCATCTTCAAGGAGTACGCCCTGCGCAGCCCCAACAGCGGCCTCACGCCCACGGCCCGGCAGTTTCTGTTGGACCGGCAAGCGCACGGCTGGCAGGATTCCGCGCTAGCTCTCACGGGGGACGCCTCGCTACGCAACCGTAAGCCCGGCGATGAGCACCAGACCGATTTCAAGGACATCGAAGCCGCGATGCTGCCCGCGCTGCACAGTGCCAGCATGAACCTGTGGCCCCGTAAGAACCCGGGCGTGATGCGCCGCCGGGATTTCGTGAACTTCGTGCTACGGGGCGGCTACCCCGGCATTTCGGTGCAGCTGGACCCGGGGTGTACGGAGGCGATTGCCGATATGGAGCTGACGCAGCTTGGCATCAATGAGAAGCACAAGGAGATGTACAACGACAAGGCCCTGGGCATCCGCTACCAGATTCGGGGGCACTTTTCAGATGACTTCGACTATTTGCTGACCACGCTATTGGCGGCTGAATACGCGGCTTTCAAGGCTACGCATGGGGAGTAAGTGGCTGATTGTTTCTATATTGCGGCATGAACAACAGCAGTGAATACGGCCGGCCTATTGCCTATTTCGGCCCATTTTCAGAAGAAGAGGCAAGGTCAATACGCGAGGTGCTAGACAAGGATTTGCCCGCCCCAATCGGTGTGCATGAGAGCAAGGAGTCCTTTGATGCCAGCCCGCAAGGGGTGCTTAGAATGCTGGCTGAGCGCAAATCAGAAGCCTAGCTTCCCGCCCGCTACCCCATCGGCGCAGTTTTGCGCTATGCCGCGAACCGTTGCCGACATTCTACCCCGCCTTGAAGCCGTCTGCCTAACGGGCGCCACCCACCCCGACTACGCCCTCACGGTCGATCGTGCCGTTACGTACCGCCGGCTAGCCACGGGTAAAGGCATTGAGCACCTGATGCGGCAGTATGCTTCCCAGGAAACGGATGCGGAGTACGCCAGCCGGGTAGCCATGATGATAACCACCGTGCCCGCGTGGTGGGACCAGGCCCGCAAGAAGTACTACGAGGTAGCCCGCCTACGGGGGGGTACCGTCGTAAAACGCTTCGACTACGGCCCCGATTTGGCGGTGTCGGACGTAGACCGGCTACGGGGCCGCCTCACCCAGGCCGTGAACGGCTACTACCAGGAGGAACCCTTAGAAGCCTACCTGGCTGAGCAGCTCACCAAGAGCCACTGCATGAGCGACCCCAACGCCTGGCAGCTCACCGACTTTGGCGCTTTCGACTACCGCACCGAGGTGCCCCAGCCTTACCCCGTGCTATTCCCCTGCGAGGCAGCGGTTGACTTTGGCCGCCTGGCTGGGAAGGTCAGCTACTTCGTGGGCCGCCTCAGTATCCCCCAAAGCGCCAGCGCCTACCGCTACGTGTGCTGGCTCGATAACGAGGCGGTCGATTGCTGGCCGGTGCTCTACGACGGTAACACGCCCGTGCCCACGATGCCCGAGGGGGCGGTTATCATGTACGAGATGAAGGAGCCGGCGCTGAATGGCACAGCGGACAAGGTGCTCTATCAATGCCGCCTGCTGAAGCACAACGCCAAGCGGGTGCCGCTCAAGGTGCTGGGCTACGTCGTGGATGAGGAAGGCAGCGGCGAGTCGTTCGTGAGCCCGCTGCATGCGGGGGTGTGCTTTCTGAAGCAGAGCCTCAAGGTTGGTTCGGAGAATGATATCGTGATGTCGCAAATGTCGTCGCCTATCCGGGCGGCGTACGCCAATGACTGCCCGGGGGAGGTTGACCCAGCTACGGGGGCGCACTACACTTGCAAGAATGGCATTAACATGCAGCTATTCCAGCCCTGCGGAGCATGTGGCGGCACGGGGGAGGATGTGAACATGTCCACGACAGCCCTGCGCACCGTAACGGTCCCCTACCCCAAAAAGGACGAGGATATTCCCGTGAAGCCCGCCGACGCGATGGCCTTCCTGGGGCCTAGCGTGGACCTGCCCAAGTTTCAGGTAGACTACCTAGACCGGGCCGGCAAGCTGTTCATGCAAACCATATTCGGTAACTACGACGGCGCCCGCGTCGGCACCAAAACCGCCACGCAGGATAAGATAGACCAGCAATCCGAGCTAACGGCCCTGGCCCCCTTTGCTGATTGGTTCAGCGCCGCCTATGTGCACCACGCCAAGGTGTGCGCCGCCTACGTGGATGCAGGTGCTCCTGAAGTAACCTACGAGTTCCCCGCCGACCTGGAAAAGGTGACGCTAGACGACCTGCTGGCTCTGCGCGAGAAGGCCGTAAAGGCAAGGGCTGACAGCAACCAACTCGAAGCGTTGGATGACCAAATAGCCATCAAGCAGTACGCCAACGACCCTGAGGGGCTACTCAAGAACCGCGTGAAGCGCCGCCACATGACCTTTCTGGGGCAGCCCAACGAGTGGGTGACGCAACAGGCTACGCTCGGCTACATCTCGGCAGACCACCGGGTACGGCGCACGCACGTGGATATCATCTTTGGCGAGCTGGAGGTTGAGCGCACCGACTTCTACCAATTGGCCTACCCGGCGCAGGTAACGCTAGTAGACGCGAAGGTGAAGCAAATCCTCGCCGGCCTACCCAGCGCCGCCGCCTCCATGCCTCGTATGAATCTCAATCCTTTAGCGGCCCCAGCCACAGTGTAACGATGAGCTACGAGCTACTAGCAGTAATCGGGGTTTTAGGCGGGCTCTTAGGCGGGGCAGCTATTGGGGCGTGGATAGCTGGCGACTTCGCCAAAAGCTATCCCGGCGACTTTGTGCCCGGTCCACGCTTTCGGGCGGGGATTAGCAAGAATCCCGAAGAATGAGCCCCCAAGACCTCGCCCAGCGCCGCCTCGAAGCCATAGCGGCCCTAGAAGCCCAAGTGGCGGCTGCGGCTGATGGGGCGCAGCGCGACTTGTACGAGCGCCTGCTCGCCCGCCTGACGGACATTCACGCCGACCCCACCCTGCTGCCCACCCTGCTCCAGGAGTACGCCGCCACCACCTTGGTGCCGCTGGCCTACACCTACGGGCAGGCTATGCTGCACCTGCCGGCGCTCAACGTGTCGTACTTCCAGGAGTTGGACGTAGCCGGCTACGCAGCCCTGCGCGCCCCGCTCACGGACTTCCTCACGGCGCGCCTCGGGGTAGATGCCGCCGGCGCAGTGGTGCCGGGCGGGTATCTGGACTTGCTAGCCGGCAATACCGCCGTGCGCCAGCAGGTGCTTACCTACGCCTACTCCGCGCAGGCTAGCGGCACCGGGCTAGAGGCATACCGCGTGGGGCTGAAGCAGCTTGTGCTAGGGGGGGACAAGCCGGCGGAAGGACTAGTGGCGACGCTCTACCGGGAATCTGCTGATGATTTCAGCCGCAACGACCGAGCGCTGCAAACCATCGCCGCCAAGGAGCTAGGGCTTCAGGCGTTTCTCTACCAGGGCGGGTTGATTGACACGAGCCGCCCGTTTTGCCGGGTGCGCAACGGGAAGGCGTTTGCGGACTTTGAGGTCCGCCGCTTCGGCACTAAAGCGGATGCGTTCGGGGGCTACTCGGATAAGCAGGCCGGCAAGTTCAGCGGCAAGACCGACCCGTACGACCCGTTTGTTGACTGCGGGGGCTACTCTTGTCGCCACGGGCTTCACGCGATTCCGAACCTTGTGGCGCTGCGTATGCGGGAGGATTTGGCCGAAGACAAAGAAGGTAAACTGTTTGTTAAGTAGTTGGTTATTTGGGCGATAGTGTGTATATTCGTGTATGGTAAAATGGCTTGACAACTCCCCCGAAAAGTACCCAACTGCCCCGCTGGCAATGCTACTGTGGGCGGGCAGCATCAACCTACACTTCAATGATTTCTTTGCCTACGCCGACAGTTGCTCGGTAAAATTGGAAGACACGGACTTCCATTGGGCGGTGCCTTTTATCGAGCAATGGAATGTGCATGGGATGGAGGCCATCGGGTGTCTATTGCTAGGCGGGCCGGACTGCCTCCCGATTGAGCCGCAACGCAGCAAGGGCTTCATAGAAGCTCGGGCGGCCCTGCTGGCTCTTAACCCAATTGTCACAAGCGAGCAAGATTAGCCCACCCCTTTATGATACTATCAGCAGTAGTCATTTACTTGTGCATTGGGCTTGCGGACCTAGTCCGAACCGTTATTATCTGCGGCTGGCGGTCGTACGATGAGATGTGCAAAGCTGCCGCCGACGAAGCCGGCACCCCTCTTTCTAAGGATGGAGTAGCATGGGTGCTTGGCCCGCTAATAGTAATTACTTGGCCGTATGGGCTCTACCTAGAATTTAAGGACTAACCCGAGACCACCCCACCCACCCGAAACCCCCGCGTTAACCGGGCTATGGTTTGGCAATAACGGCTGGCAATGGGGCCTGACCCGCGCCCGTGGTGAGTAACGGCGTTGTTTTCATAAGCGAAAAAGCCCCAGCTTTCTAGGCCGGGGCTTTTTGGTTAGAAGCCAGTGTAAGGCTTTTTGGGCTGTGCTAGTTGCCTAATGGTTGCGCGCTGGATTGGAGGCGCATCTTCTCGGTTAGCAATAGAATGCGCTAGTATCGCCTCCTTTTGCTTTTCAATAGCTGCCGCCATGTGCTTAAATTCCTGCTCGTGGTCGGTATCGTAAACCTTTGCAGTCAGTGCGGCCTGCGTATCAACAAGCACGTTGATTGCCGCCTCCATTCTAATGGAAGAGGCTAGCAGGTGTTTTAGCAGTTGGTCCTGCGAGAAACCAATCGATGAATCATCAGCCATATACCGGGCATTTGTTAAGTGAGCCCCCAAGTTACACCCGTCCCCGCACCCCGCTATCCCGCAACAGCTCCCGCATCTCCAGCTGATGCAGCACGGCTCCCAAATCCAGCCCCACCAAGCCACCCGGCCCAAACAGCGTCACAGTAGCAGGTGGCACCGGGCGGCGGCGGATTCGTTGGAGGCAGGGAGTGTAGCGCATGGGGCAAAGGTCGCAGCTTTTCGGGGGCTGGGGGGAGGCGGGACTTTTGGGGCACGAAGAAATGCATCCCCCACTTAAAGCCCCGCCCTTAATGACCATCAAAAAGGAAAACGTGCCGGCCGCGCCCGACACCACCGCAACGCCCCCAGCTACGGAAAAGGGGGCGGACACTAGTGTAGCTGCGGCCCCCACCGAAGCCCAATCTGCGCCCGAGGGCAAGTCGGCCGAACTGCCTCTCGGCTTTCTGCCGTATCAGCCTGCTGGCGAAGCGCCAAGCGATGCTGGAGCAGATGTAGAAGAGGTCCGAGGCCCCGAGCCTGGCAGTGCTGACTTCGACGCAGAGGCCCCCGGCGTTAGCGCCTTCGAAATCGAGGAGCACATCCGCATCCTCAAGGCCCGCAAGAAGCTCAAGGCGCTAAACAACCCGGTTGAGAAGCCCGCCCCCGTGCCAGTCACGGTAGTAGATGCCGCCGCCAAGGCAACCCCCGCCCCCCTCTCGGACTCGGATATCATCGCCGTGCGCCCCGACCACGGCCGCCGTGGCTTCAGCCAGATTACCTGGGATGCGATGGAAACCCAAGGCGAACATGCCGGCTGGACTATCGCCGTGGAGAAACCTGCTGACATCGTGTAAGGCTATGAGCGACAAGGCCCACCGCCTCACCCTCGACAACGGCCACACGGAGGATGTGACCGACCAAGAACTAGCCGCTATTAAGACGCAGACTGGCCGCAACTTTCCGCTGTACACGGTTAAACCGCTTCAGCCTAAGAAGCCCGCTGATGTGCCAGCTACTAAGCCCCCGAAAGAAGCCCCAGCGGCAGCCTAACCCCCGACTACCCCGGCGCAATCCCGCGCCGGGCCACTCGCCTACTGTATAGTCATAACCATGACCGAACTAGAAAAAGCCATTGCGATTATTTCGGCCGCGTCAGGTGCCGATGCCACTGTAGTTGCCGAACGACTTAAATCGGACGCTGCCGCCCAAGCCGTAGCCATTGAAATCTTTGAGCCCAAGTACAAGGAGCAGAGGGACCAGGGCCACCGCACCGCTACTATGAAGGAGCGCAAGGCAGTAGAAAAAATATTCAAAGATGCAGGCGTTGAAGATGCTTCTGCCGACGCACTGCCGGCCGCCATCGAAGCGCTGAAATTAGTGGCGGCCGAAGATGCTGGCAAGGGCATTACGCCCGAGCAGGCCCTGGGCCACCCCGCCGTTAAGTCGAAGCTGAACGAGCTGACCACCGCCACCGAAAGCAAGGTGCGCGAGGCAGTAGACAGGGTGCAAGGCGACTTCAAAGCCGAGCGCGAAGCCTTTGCCCAGAAGCAACTAGCCGCGAAAGTGACGGAGAAAGCCGCCGCCGTAGTAGCCGAGTTGAACCCGGTGTTCAGCCAAGACACCACCCGAGCCGCTACCCAGCGCGCCGATTTGCTGAGCCGCATTGCTTCCGGGCAGTTCGTGGAAGTGAATGGCGAACTGTTCCCGGCCGACCCCGCCGCCCCGGGCGAGGTGCTCACCGATGGCTTAGGCCACGCCGTGAAGCTCTCCGACTTCGTGCGCAAGCAGACGGAGACGCTTTACGACTTGCCCGTGTCTGCGGAGAAAAGCTCCCCAGGCGTGAAGCCTGGCGATGTCCTGCCCAGGACAGGCTTTCAGTTTGAGCACTTCAAAGGCGACGCCCCCAAGACCAAAGATGAAATCGCGGCCCTGCGAGCCGACCAAACGCTACCGCTAGCCGCCCGAAAGGAGCTAGCTGCCTATGGGGAGACGCTGGCCGCCTAACCCTTAACCCCAACCCGACCCAATGGCCGATTTATCAGCCCTTTATGTACTCAACGTGCGCGAGCGCGCCGAAGAGGTGTACGCTGGCAACCTCGAAGAGCTAGCGTTCAACCCCGCAATGGTAGACACGGTGAACGCCGTGCTTGCCAACCAAGCCGCCGCGCGGGCGCAGCAGCTGCTCCAGGCGTCGCCCACCGACAACGTGGATATCGTGTGGGGAACCGACGATAACGGCGCTGTGCGCGATTGTACCAGCGATTGCGTACTTGATGGCGTGCCCGCTACCGGCCAAGCCATTAACATTTCGGTGCCCAAGTGCATTGAAGTGACGTTCAGCGTCTCGAAGGAGAGCGCCCGCCGCATGGGCCGCACCGTGGAGGAAGAAACCGCGTTCCTGATGGCGCGCCGGATGATTCTGCTCGACAATGCGGTGAATACCTACACCCTGGCGCAGCTCTACGCCAACGCCGATGCTGCCCTGCCGGGCACGCTGCCCACCTACGCCACGCAGGCCAACGGCGTTATCAACATCCCGGCCGCTAACTACGGCTTGCAGATGTACGCCGACCTGCGCCTGATGGCTATCAAAAACCGTATGGGCAACCCCTTTGTGATTGACGATGGTGCCCTGTTCACGTTCCTAGAGAACGCCCGCCTCAACCAAGGTAACTTGGATGGCCGGGGCGACGCGAACCGCGCCACGGCGCTGAGTCCCTACGAGGACATCTTGGGCTTTACGGAGGCCGGGTTGACGCAGGTAGACGACTTCTTGGTGAAGCGCGGGGCTGCTGCCCTGTTTCACAAGACCTTCAACGAGCCAGCCCCGACCTACTACGCGGGCACGGTGCAACAAAACCGCAGCGTTATCCAGTCGATGGGCATCTCCGGCATGAGGTACGACATGTTCGCCTCGCTGGGGTGCTCAGACATCACGGGCACCAAGTCGCATTCGGACATTGGCTATACCTGGAAGATGAAAGCCAACCTGGGCTTTCATAAGGCCCCCGGCGTTGGCGCTGCCCGCCCCGGCATCCTAGCCGCGAAACGAGGCGCTTAGCAACTGGAAAAGGACTAGCGCCCCAAGCCTCCGGTCATCTGGCCGGGGGCTTTTTCGTGCCCTATTTCTGGCCCCCACCCCTCCCCGCGCAGTTTTGCGCTATGCCCGCTGACTGCCTCACCTCGCTTATTGGCCTCTCGAAAGGCTCCCTGTGCTTCGACCTGCCCACCGACCCCGTTGCGGCGGCCGCGGTGAGCGCGAGCACTACTGAACTGTACGTGGACATGGCCGAAGGGCTACGCTTGCAGCCCGCCGCTGGGGCCGCCGCCGCTACTGACCTCTACGACCGCTTAGGCAAGGCCCGCGCCCTGGCCGTTATCCAGGTAAAGGCCACTATCGAAGCGGGCCGCGCCAAAAGCTACGGCATCCCGCTCTATCAGCAGCGCGGCACCCTGGGGGGCCTGGGCAACGGCCAGCTAGCCCCCGTGGGCACACGGGGGCTACTGAGCTTCTACACCAACGCCCGGCGGGAGGGGGCCTGGCGCATCCCCACGCTAAAAGTGCTGAGCACGGTTGACTTGGTTGACGCCCCGCTGCTTGTGGATGGCGTAGAGGTAGCGCGTATCAGTACCCTCAAGCAGGTAGCCAGCGGCTTGCCGGCCGGGGGCATACTGATTCCGCTTGATGGCAACCAACATACGATTGAGGTGGTGTTGCCCGAGGGCGTGCGCATCTACCAGAACAAGGTGTACTGCTTCGGCTGCAACGCGGGCGCCCCGTGGGCTGTGGCGGTGAAGAACAACATCACGGGCTGGGACTCGAATACGCTGGGCAACGGCTTGTCCTTTCTGGCGGTCGAAGAGTGCACCGCCGAGCCGGATTTCCTCTGCTTCACCCTGGGCTCCGATGGGGACGACGCCCAAGGCTCCCCGATTCTGCGCTACCCAGAGCTAGCCCGTTACATCGGCATTGCCTTGATGTACAAGGCGGCCGAACTCTTCACCTCCGACCTGCTGAGCGCCCGCGACACGAACCGCTACACCATGCTGGAGCCCAAAGCCCTGGCTGCCCAGCTCGAAAACTACGCGGCAAAGGCCGCTGAGTACTTGACTTGGGTGAATTCGCCCGAGGGCCTAGGGCAGGTGCAGCACCCCTGCTACCTACGCCCCCCGGCGCGGGGCATGCGCACGGTGTGGACGGGGTAAATAGCACTATCCAACTAATAGGCGGCCGATTATCGGCCTTTACATCAAAATAAATTGCACTCGTGCCCACCCTGCAAGAAGCCGTTGCCGCCTGCCGTGCCGCCCTGCTGGCTGAGGCCCCGCGCATCGTGCAGGTGCAGGCGCAAACGGTGCTGGCGTTGGTGACGTTGCGGATTCAAAGCGACGGGCTAGCCGGAGCCAACTACACCGGCAAGTTGGTGCCGCGCTTCTTCTTCAAAAAGAAAGCCTTCAACGCCGGCGGCCGGGCCTACGCCGCCGAAAAGAAAAAAGGCAGCTACCCCGGCTTCAAGGCAGCCCTGGGGCTCAAGTCGGACGTGGTGACGCTCACCTTCACCGGCCGGATGTTTCGCAGCCTGCAAACGATGTATACCGGCTTTTCGGGCACCATCTACACGGCGGCTATCGTGGCCTCGGACCAGGAGAGCGCCGACAAGGTGCGCTTCAACATGGACCACTACGGCGATTTCCTGGCTCCTGAGAGTGACGAGGCGGCCGAGGTCGCAGAAGTGGGCCGGGGGGCCCTAGGGCGCATTATTCAACAGCATTTCCCCACGTAATCATGAGCAAGAAAAAGACTGAAGAAGTCGCCCTATCCCTGCATTCCGCGCTTAACCGCCGTGACCTCTTCCAGAATTACGACGTGGAAGGTGAGCCCATAACCGAGGGCGAAAGCTATGTACGGCACGGTGTCCGCTGGATTGGCCGCGTTTGGGTGAAAGCTGATTTTCGGCGCAAGGGGCTAGGCCGGGCGTTGCTTGGTGCGATGGTGCGAGAGTTCCATGCGGTGCCACTCTACTTGCAGGTGCTGGCCTACGATGGGCAAATCATGTCTGACAAGGACTTGATAAAATGGTATGCTGGCTTTGGCTTCGGGGCTACCGAAGTGCCTGGCATTCTGCTGCGTCCGGCTGGGACGCCAACACTTGAGGCATGAGCACGCTAAAAATATTTTCAGCCGACACCTTTGGCGCTGATGCGTTTTGGGTCAAGGAAGAGGATGTGTCCGGCAAGGTGCTGTACAAGGCCGCGACCCGCTATCGCTGGGAGGATATTGAGTGCGTCCAAGATTGGCCTACGCCATCTCCTTACGACGAGAAGGTCACTCCACAGGGCCCTAAGTGCATCTTGCTCTACGGCAACAACGAAGTAAAGCTACTAGTCAGCTTCGATGAGATGTGTGCCGCTTGGGAGAAATGGCGCTTAGGCGCGGCCGCTCGAAAATTGCTGACGCCATTCCCCACTACAGGCAACAACTAGCATGGAAGCTCTCGCCTCACTCTTAGCCGCCCGCCTAGCCGCTGCCCTGCCCTTTCTGGACCGGATAACGGGCCTGGCCCGCCTCTACGCCTTCACCTCGGAGGAAGATGGCATCCTTAAGCTGCCCCTGCCCGTCGCCTTCACCGCCGAAGAGTGCGAACGCGACAAGTACTACTTGGTGCCTGACAAGTCCACCGTAGGCACGGCCTTCTTCGAAGATGGTGGCACCGTGCCCTTCGCCAATAGCCAGCTCCCCCCTAGCCTCGGGGTGAAGGTGACGAGCCTGCGGCTGCTCATGTGGGTGAACCCCGACCGGCTGGATGGCCCACTGAGCGAGCCCGTGCTGCTCGCTGCCGTTGAAAAGGCGCTGTCTGTCAACCGCCGCTACTCGGAAGGCGAGTTCGTGGACGTGCTCACGACCTACACCCTGTTGCCCGCCGAAACGAGCCTGTACGGGCGCTACTCCTTCGCCAATCAAACGCTGCTGCTACTGCCTCCCTACCGGCTCATGGGCCTGGATTTGAAGGTGCAGTATCAGTTAGCCCGCATCTGTGTCACCACGCCCCTGCCGGGCGCTAAAGAAGCTGCTGTATGCTAGATAAACTATTATTCCTGCTGGCCTTGGCTGGCATTGCCGTGGTATTTGCCGACGTGTTGGTGCGCGAGGGGATGCTACTGGCGCCGGCGCGGCGGTGGCTACACGCGTGGTATCGTAAGCCTTACCGGCCTATTGCCTACACTACTGACCCCGAACAGCCCGGCCTTGGGCCCATCCGCTGCCTAGGGCCCGAAACCAGCAAAGAGCTTGGCGACCAATGGTGGTGGCCTCCATTGTGGGGCTGCTACGTCTGCGTGGCCGGGCAGTGGGGTTTATGGGGCTACTTGGGCTATATCGTCCGTCACCTGCCCGCTGGCCCCGCGCCCTGGCTAAGCCGCTACTGGCTGGCCTACTCCCCTTTTGAGCACATCGCCTTCACGGCCTTTACTATCATCACTGCCATTATTCTACACAAATGGACATCCGAGAGCTAGAAAACTATACGCAGCCTGACCCATCGGCCAGCAGCTTCACCACACCTGATGGCACGGTGTACACCCTAACAGAAGTGCTCTACCCGAAGCGCTATAAGGTGTTTCAGAAGCGGCAAATGGAGTTCGGGTTTAACGGCACCTTTTCGGCCTTCTGTCAAGAGTTGGATAGGGCGTGGGCGGCCGGGAACGCGAAGCAGGATGCGCTAGGCTGGCAAACCATTGGCAACCTTCGCGATGCCACCACCTACCTAGGCAATAATAGAATTGGCGCGATGGAGCTCTGTGGGCTGTTTTTCAATGGGCCAGGTGAAAACTACCTGGAATACAACCACCCTGCCATGCTCGAAAAGCTCGAAAAGTGGGAGACGTGTGGCATTGCCGTGGATTTTTTTTTCTTGCAGGCAGCGCGGCTCGTGCCCGGCTTTTACAAGCGGTTGCTCCAGTCGAGCCTAAGTCCAATGGAAGCGGCAAGCGGCCCCGAAACGCTGCCGAGCGAGATGCCCTAATTGAAGAGTATTGGGCTGGCCTCTACTACGCCTTGGCGGATGGAAAAAGCTCAGAGTACGCCGCGCTTGACGCAATGGACATTGTGTCCTTTTACCGGCATTTGGCGCTGTGGCGCAAAGAAGTAGAATCTATTAGCACCCCGAAATAATGGCCGTTGACGTAGGACAAGGCATCACGCTAGATATTGGCCCCGCGCTGGCCTCGCTCGACAAGCTAGGCGCCGCTGCCGACGCGGCCGCCGCCAGTGTGCGCCAAGGGCAAGGGCAGGCCAATGCAGCGCTGGCCGAAGGCGCCCGGGCTGCGCAGTTATTCGAAGGCCGGCTTTCCAGCATCGTGGTAGAAACGCAGCGTAGCGCTGCAGCTCAGCAACTCTATGCTCAGCAGATAGCCGGCGTTGTGAAGGAAATCCGCGACCAGCAGGCCGCCGAATCGGCGCTGCGTCGGGCGGCGGCCGAGGGGGCGGCTGAACGCCGCAGGGCTAACCAAGAGCTAGCCGCCGCCCGCAAAGCGGAAAAGCAGGCCGCTCGTGAAGTGGCCGAAGCTGAAAAGCAGGCGGCAGCGGCGGCTCGGCTAGCTGCAAAGGAAGTTGCCAATACAGCGAAGGAAGCCAGCAAGGGGCAAGGGGTCTTTGCTGGCTTAATCAGCAAGGTCACGGGCACCGCGCCCGGCGGCAATATCTTTAGCGGGCTACTCACAAGCGCCACGGCTGCCACAGCGGGCTTTTTTGCCTTCAATGAGGTTAGCAACCGGGTAAAGCAAGGACTAGCCGACTACGGCGCAATTAAGGGCGTACAGACTACGCTAAAGGCCGTGGCGGGCAATGCTAGCGACGGTGCCCGCGAGTTTCAGTACATCAAAGAGAAATCTGACGAACTAGGGTTGTCGCTAGTGCCCACGGCCAAGGCTTACACCGGCCTGTTTGCGGCTGCTAAAGAGGCTAATTTATCCGTAGCCACTACACGAGAAGTTTTTGAGGGAGTAGCGGGCGCGGCAAAGGTGCTTAGCTTAAGCGCCGACGATACCAACGGCGTACTGCTGGCCCTGCAACAGATTGCCAGCAAGGGCACGGTGGCGTCCGAAGAGTTGCGCGGCCAAATTGGGGAGCGGCTGCCCGGCGCCTTTGGCTTAGCTGCTAAAGCAATGGGCCTCACCACGGCCGAATTGGGCAAGCAGTTGCAGGCGGGCAAGGTACTAGCCAGTGACTTCTTACCCAAATTTGCCGCCCAACTAAAAGCCACCTATGGGGATGCTACCGCCGACGCGGCCACGCAGGTAGGGTCTAATCTAGGGCGTATCAGCACCTTTTTTGCAAAGAGTAGCGCTAGCATTGGGGAGAAATTCGCGCCCCTTGTCGCCGCGTTTGCTGCGCTAGTCAGCTCGAGCAAAACAACGGCGCAGGTTGCCACCGATTCGGCCAGCGCGTACTTCCGGCAGGCCGAAGCCACAAAGGCGCTCACAGCCACCGTAACGCCCCTGCTGAGCCGCTACGAAGCGCTAAGCGGCATAACCGGGCGCAACACGGTCCAGCAAAAAGAGCTTGATTCAATCATACAGCAATTGGCTAAATCCGTGCCCGGCGCGGTAACACAGTTTGACGCTTACGGCAAGGCGCTGGGGATAAACAGCGAAGCCGTGCGGGCTTTTGTGCGTGACCAGCAAAAGCTTGTCGAACTCAATAACGCGGGCGCACTTAAGGACAATAGAGCCAACCTTGTAGCGCTGATTAACGAGCAGACGCGCTTGCGCAAAGAGCTAGGCCGAACGGAAACAGACCCCACCACGGGGCTTAAGCTGCGGCGCGAAGAGTACAAGGTGGGGCAAGGACAGGCCGTGCCCTCGCTGCTGTCGCAGGCCGAATCTGACAAGCTAACGACGCAGTACAGCGACCAGCTTGCCAAAGTGCAGGAAGATATTCGGCTCAATCTACTAAACCGGCAAGCGCTGCGCGGCTATAACCCGCTGTTACCCACAGACCCCACGGCCGCCCAATTGGAGGGCTTAGTTAAAAAGCAGGAAGATATAATCAAGGATTTAAAAGAGCGGCAGAAAAAGGCCACCCTGCAATACGCAGATGGAACGGGCGCGGATTTCCTGCTAGGTGCTGGGGGCTTAGCCGAGCAGCTTGACAAGGCCGAAAAGGAATTGCAGCGCTTGCTTGGCAAAGTGGACAAGTCAGCAAAAGCCGCCGCCGACCGCCTAGCAGCGGCCTTACGCGCCCTGGCTACTGCCCAGGAGAACCTAAGAACGAAGGCCGCGCAGGCGGCCATTAAGGACAGCCAGGACGAAGCCGAGCGGGCGCGCCTGACGTTTGAAGAGGCGCTGCGGCAAAGCGAAAAGCTAAAGCAGGCGATTATTGACCGGGAAAAGAAAGTAGCAGAATTAGCGCTAGCGAAGGGCGGCCAAAAGAAGGTAGATAAGCTAGGCGACAAAGCAGACGGGCAAACGAATGCAGCGCAGGATGCGCAGCTAGCAACAATAAATGTCGGCGCGCTAGATGCGTATTACGCAAAACTAAGAGCCATTGCAGTAAAGGGTGAACAGCAACTATTTGATTTGCGCCGCGAGAGCGACGCCAAAGAGCTGGAGGCTATAAACCGGCGATATAATGCGGAGCGGACAGCCCTTGGTAGCTTTCAATCAGCAGAATTTGATGATTTAGACGAGGCGGCAGGCATTCGACTTGCCAAAAGGCGCGAACTCACGGCCAATGAGCTAGCTATTGAGGAAGCCCGGCAGCGGGACTTGCTGGCGTTACGCTTCCGGCAGGCAGAGGCGGCCAGTAGCCAAGTGGCTAACGTAGCTACGGCTCGCGTGCAAGAGGTGGGGGCCACCTTTGGTGAGGGCACGGGCATTTCAGTGATAGAGGCGAAGCGGGCAGAAAAGCAGGCTTTGCTTGAGATTGAGCGTAAGCATGCGCAAGACACCCTGAATAACAGCCTGCTACTTGGCACGAAGGAAGGCGAACTGGCGCGGGCGCAGGCAGGTGCCCGCATCGCAGAAGTGGGCGCCGAGCTGCGCGGCATTGACCAAGAAAAGGCGAAGCACAAAGCAGACGATTTCGTATACAAACTGCTTTTTGGAGAGAACGACTCCGATGAGCTTCGCTCGCAGTTCGCAGCGGTGGCTAGCCAAGCTATTGGCGCTATCAACGACATTCTGAGTGCACAACTGGCCGCTGAGCAGGCGAAAATCCAGGCCCATCAGGAAAATATTGAAGGGCTACAGGCGCAGTTGGCCGCCGAGATACAACTAAACCAAGAGGGATCGGCCAGCAACATCAAAGGCATACAGGAGAGCATCGCTGCTGAGAAGGCCGCGAAGCGCGAGGCTATCAACGAGGCAAAAGAGATTGCCAAGCAGCAGCAAGCCATCAATGACTTGCAAGCTATTTCGTCTATCTCACTGGCCGTGGCCAACATTATTGCCGGTTGGTCTACTATCCCATTGGTCGGCTCCATCCTGGGCATTGTTGCGGCTGGCGCAATGGTGGCTTCCTTTGTCGGCACGAAGGCCGCCGCCTCAAAGGCTGCACAGTCGCAGGGCTACTTTACCGGCGGCTTCACCCCTGACGGGGGCAAATACGAAGAGGCGGGCACGGTCCACAAGGGGGAATTTGTCGCCAACCAGGAACTCACCCGCGACTACCGGGCACTGTTCAAAAACCTGCACGAAGGCACGCCCGACAAGATTGACTGGGCTACTCCCCAGATGCAGGCGCTCTTGCCAGACCTTGAGTTGCCCGGCAAAATGGCGGCCGAAAAGGCGGCGCACTACCACTTCCAGCAGACGGCAAACATGGAGCCCGTGCGAGCCGAATTAGCAGCCGTTCGAGCTGAGCTGGCCGAAATAAAGGCCAGTAACGGCCGCATGGCAGATAAGCCAGAAACTATCCCGCTAGGAGGCGGGCGGTATATGGAGCGCGCTGAGAACGGCAGCACTAAGGTGGTAACAGTAGGCGGCTAGTATATATTAGGGGCATGAAAAACACTATACTTGCCCTTGTTTTCGTGCTGGCGGGGTGCGGCTCTAAGGAGGCTGCCCCCGCTCCTGTGCCAGCCCCTACGCCCACCGTAACAGGGCAATTTGCCGCTACTACAGGCTCCTTTGTCATTACTCCAGCGGGCGCCCCGGCCTACACGCTTTCTAATCTAAAGCTGAAGATGGAGGCGATTGAGGCCGCCGGCGGCGCATCCGCTACTACGTACTACACCTGGCGCGGCCTCACGCCATCCAATACTGGCGTTGAAATAGAGGCAGCCTACACCTATCGTTCGGGCGCCGCGACGGCATTGCCCTGGACAGTCAACGTTATAACGAGAACCGCCGACGCCAATTTCACACAGGTAAAGACCCTGGACCTCACGGGCGGCGGTACGTTAACAGCAGCTAACAAAGGGGTTGCGCTCACTTACACCGGTAAAGCGGTGAGCGGCAAGCTCACCCAGTAGCGCGATGACCAAAAAACTCCTGCTGGCCCTGTGCCTGCTTTCTGCCTGTGAGCGTCACACCCCCGAGCAGAAGCAGATTATAGCATTCGTGGAAACGCATGCAAACGACCCCGGCAGTTATGAGCCCATCTCCTTTCGGTTTTTGGGCCCGGCGACGTATGCCAATACCGGCAGGGTTGCGACGGATAGCACCCGCATCGGGGACTTGTATGAGCATACTTACCGAGCCAAAAATGGCTTCGGGGCACTGACGCTACACACGACGGTTTTCGCACTTACGCCTGGCGCCGTTGATCCTTTGCCAGACTCGCTTGCGGAGCGTGCGCAGCTTAGCTTCCGCCCATAGCTTCCTGCCCGCCTAGCGCACGCCTCACTTTTGAGGCGTGCCACTACCTGTCTCCGCGCCCGATACCTCCCTGTTGCGCTTTAGCTTGCTTTACCGCAGCGTGCCGCACCCGCTGGCGCCCGGCGTTGCCAACGACCTCACCATTACCCGTGAGCCGGCGCCGAATTCTGAAGCCGGGGCCTTCTACTACCGCGATAAGCCGGCTGGGACGTTCACGCTCACGGGGGCCGATTATCAACTCTTGTGGGCTATCGAAAACAGCACGGCCCGCTGCGAGGAACTAGGGCTGCTTGTGGAGCACCGAGGCAGCGTGGCGCTTCCCTGGGAGTCGCTGCGGCTGGCGTTTACGTGCAACGACTGCGCATTCAATACGGCCAACTGCTCAGCAACATTCACGCCGACGCTGGCAGACGAGTACCGGGGATTGCTCGACAACTGGGATAAGGAGTATAACATCCTGCTCACCACGCCACTTGACCGGCGCACGGTATCGGCCCAGCTCGGCTCGCTGGCGGCCAACATCACCATTGAGTTTCTGCGCGTCGCCAAAGAAACCCAAGGCGACTACATCGGCACCGATGGGTGGGCGTTGTTCTACCTCAACAACAGCAGCATCTACCGCGGCACTGGGCTGGGCTTTCAGGATAACAACGATGCGATGCTGTTCCGGTATCGCCAGACCTACAAGCTGGGGGAGCCGATTAAGGAAAGCAATCCGCCGCGATGGCTGATACTAGACCGCAGCCGCGACGGGTGGACGCCCCTGTTCCCAATTGGGGTAGCCCAGGGCGGCAACTCCGTCAACACGCCCACGCTGGACTACGTGAAGCCGCCGGCTATCGCAGGCTTCAAGTCGTACGTGTTGGCCGGCTCGGGCATCAACACCCCGTTTCTGCGCACGGAGGGCGACGGCCCAGGCCGGGGCACGTACATCTACGGCAGCACGACCCGCTCGGGGAGTATCATCACCAACGGCCAGTTAAGCTTCAACCCGCCCCCGATTCCCGGCGGCTACCTGGGGGAGTTTCTGAGCCTGAACGTGGGCAAGTACCCCCGGGATTACGGGTTACTTGATTCGGACTACGTGAGTATTTCCGCCACGGCCGGCATGCTCAATGCGCGGGAGGAAGTAGACGACGACAACCAGCGCTGGCTGTACTGGAAGTTCGGGGAGTTTCAATTCGGGCGCTGCTTCCGGTTGATTGACGGCATGTACTCGCTGCTGAGCCAGACCGTGCTGCCCTTCGGCGGCGCGGCGCTATTGCCGCCTAAAGCGGAAATGCTGAGCGACTTCCTGACCAACCTGACCAACCCCGCCACCGGCGAAACAGGCGACGCGAACGAGCTGCCTAGGTTGCTGCTGTGCGCCGGCTCGGACTTGAAGCGCTTCAACTCCACTGAAGCCGCGACGCGCCTGCTTATCAGCTTTAAGCAGTTCATCACCGACCTCTCCTATCTCTACGACGGGGGATGGTTCGTAGACCCCGCAACGGGCTATCTGCGGTTCGAAAACCGGGCCTACCTCCAGCAGCAGCGGGGTACGGGGGGCGCCTTCGACGCCCGCACGCTGGAAGACCCCGTGCTGCCGGGCACCTACTCCTACCGCAGCCAGCAACTGGCGCGCTACGAAGAACTCGGGATTGCCAACGCCAAAACCGAAGACCTAGACGCCGAAGTGTACTTCGCTAAATCCAGCCTCGACTACGGCACGGGCGCCTGCGTCAACAACCGCGAAGGCAGCAACCGCACCGCCTACTCGGTGGGGCGCCTTACGGGGGATGTGGCGGCGGGCATTTTGGAGAGCGACAGCATTCCTGACAATGCCCTGTTCATCCTGGCCCCCGACGTGGCCAACCGCCTGCCCAGGGCTAACCGCGAGCTGGCCGCCTCGCAGCTGCTCTACCGCTACTACCGGCGCGGGCGTTCGGCTTTCGGGGCCACCATCGAAGGCCCCGCCCCCGCTACGGCCCCCAACACGGTCACGGGGGAGCTGCCCATGACGGGCGTGCCCGCCTTGATTGATACGGTGCGCCCCACTCGGGAGCAGGCGACTATTTCCGGCCGCCTGGCCTCGCTCGCTAGCCTTGCACCAACCGCCACCTACTTGACCAACCTCACGCAGGATGGCGAGCTAGCCAAGGCGGTGCTCAACCTGCACACCCGGGAGGTAAAGCTTACGGTCTTACTCCCCGGCCAGCTAGTGCTAGCCGACCCGCCCGAGGCCGGCGGCCGGCAATTTGACGACTCGTTTCCTGACTCCTTTTTGTAGTGTCCGCCCTCAACCCCTACACCTTCCCGCTGCGGGCCTACCCTGGCCTAGCCCCCGAGCTAGACGTGCGGTCCGGCATGGGCGGGTGGGAGGCGTATGCGTTGGAGACGCCTAACGACCGCCTGCTGCCTTTCGTGCTGAGCCGCCGGCAACTGCCTACCAATGCCTCGTGGGTAAGCTGCGCCTGGCTGGAACACGCCGACACGGGCGAACGGCTAGCCACGCTCGTGCCCACGGGTGCCGTGAACCCGGTTCCGGCGCTCGGGCTTGTGCTGACCAAGCTCACCGATGCGGCCAATCAGACCGAGCACTTCACCTACGACGGGGCGCTTATTCCTGGCCTGGCCCTGCCTTGCGGCATTCCCGTGCGGTTGCTAGTGGATAACGCCTACCAAAGCCCGCGCTTCGTGGCCCTGGCCCCGGCTGGCCAGCTGAGGCAGTCACACTTGCTACTTGAATGGTACCACGGCGGCCCGCTGCACGGCGTGCCCTACGGCCGCGGGTTTCGCCAGCGGCTGTACGTGGACAACGGCAGCTTGCAGCTGCTGGACCCGCGCACCGAGGAGCAAGCCAACAAGGACCCCGACACGGGGGCCGAAAACACGCTTTCGCTCCACCTGTTTGCGCAAAAGTCCTTTACCGTAGCCCCCGCGCCCGACTACCTGGCCCAAGCCCTGCTAGCCGCCCGCGCCCCGCGCTACTTCTTGGCCGATGGCGACCAGTGGAAGCTGCTCACCGTCAAGTCTACCCCCACGGCCCCAGATGGGGGGCGCTTCACGCTCGTCGCCACTCTCGAAACCAGAGAGCCGCTGCTTAGCCGGGGCTGCCTCGTCCCGGTCCTGCCAGCCGCGGCCTTTGACCCCGTAGCCGACGCCCCCCGGGGCTGGCGCTGCGGCGACGAGAGCGACACGGCCGAAGACTTCCGCGCCACCGGCGGGTATAGCTGCGAGGTGGACGGGCTGGCCCGCACCGGCTACTTGCTCGAAACCTACCGCGACCTCAACCCCTCTTCGGTCAGCTACAACCAGGAGCAGCAGCGGCGGAGTGCCGCGCAGGACCTCGTGCGCTGCCCGCTGGCCTTCACGTCGGCAAGGCTCACCGTGTACGCTACCCGCAACGACTGCCAGCCTGGCTTGGTGGGCAGCGTGGTGGAGTTCGTCGTGCCCGCCGGGGCGTACAGCAGCAACGACAGCCAGGCGGATGCCGACGCGCAAGCGCAGGCTTACGCCGAGTCGCAGCGGCAGGCCAACGCCAATGCGCGGGGCACGTGCACGCCAGCGAGTAGCGAGCCGGAGGTATATACGCCGATTTACACGGAGGCGGGTTGCTTTACCTGCCAGATGCAGAGCAGCCTAGACCCCACCATTATCCGCGAATCCACCACGGCGGAGTTCCGCCAGTACTTCAACCGCCGGGGCATTTACAACAACCCTTCTCCCATCTGCCTGGGCTGTGGGGACGCGTAGGCTTTTTCTTCTCCCTTCACTTCAACCCCCTTTTTTCTCATGGCTGTAAATCCTGATGACCCCACCGTGGCAATCGGGTGCGATGATGTAACGCTGCCCACTGGCGTTGCCTCTGCTCCTGACTGCTTCAAGCCCGAGCTAAACTACGGGCCGATGCGCAACGGCTACTACACCCGCGCCCCGTTCGACGCCGTGCCCACGGCGGCCGAAATCTCCCGCCGCCTGGGCCTGTTCGACACCGCTCCCGATGACCCGGAGGCCATGATTGGGCCGCTCGTTTGGACGCTGAGCAAGCAGCGCGGCACCCCGCAGTTTGACCGTGTGAACGGCGTGAACTTCCCCAAGCCCGCCGAAATCAGCTTCGACGTGACCATTCAGGACACGAAGCAGGCGTGGTACGATTGGATGCGCTCTACCCAGCAAGGCGGCGTGCCTGGCTACTTCTACGGCGTAGATAACAAGTACTGGGTAGGCGGTCAGCGCGGCTTGATTGGCGGCCCCAGCTCGTTTTCGTGCGGCTACAACTGGCCTGCTGACGAAACGGCGCTGCAAACCATTACCGGCAATATCTCCGGTTTTGGCTTTTACGACCCCAAGCGCATCCCCTCCCCCGTCCCCACGGTGTAGCCGCCGCGGCCTGCCTTGCTTCCCCGTCTCCCTCGCTTCTTGGCGGGTGGGGCGGGGAAGTTGTTTTGTATATGCCCGCTGCCCCCCAGACTTCCTCCGAGCTAGTTGACCTGATTGAGTCGCTGATAACCGACCCACTGCTGCGGCAGAATACGGCCGCCAACCTGCGGCTTATTCTGCTCACTATCACGGCCAGCTTTCTTAACCGCCTGGAAGACGGCACCGGCGACGGCACCCCACCGGACTACGCCGCCCTTGTGGCGGCGCTAAAGGGCAAGCAAAACAAGGTAGCTGCCCGGCTCAAGAACCGCTACAGCGCCGGCAACCCCAAGCGGGACTTGCTGGAATTGGAAGCCATTATTGACTACCTGTTTCAGGAAAGTACAGGCAGCACCGCCCCCGTTGACGGACGCCACCGAGGCGAATTCACCCCCAATACCTTCTACCTCCAATACGACCTCGTTACCTATAAAGGAGATGCATTCTCCGCTACCTCATCGTTTACGAGTGGTGACGACTTTGATTCGGCGGAGTGGCTGCCCTTTGCCGCGCCTGTTACAGTGCAGAGCCAGCACACCGAGATACTGGAAACGCTGCTGCAACAAGCCTTAGCCGAGAGCCAGCTAGCGCGCCTTAGCCCCATCACGCTGGCCGCCGGCGATGGCGCCTTTGTAGGCTACGCTACGCTCGGTGACCTGTTAGCCGCCAACCGCTACACCGATGGCGCCATCACCCTCAACGAGCCGGCCAACGCCGAAGGGCTGGAGCTTTCCGGGGATATTGCCGCGCTACGCGGGGAGGGCAACGCGCTGTTTGGCAATACGGGCCGCGTGACGCTGGCGGTGGGCCGCGTGAGTGAGGCGGAGCTTATCAACGTGGACATCACCTCTCGCACGCTCTTTAACTGCCGGCTTAGCCAGGCGAATCGCATCGTAGCGGGGGCCGCCGTAACGGCCACGGATTGCCAGATTAGAGCAGACACCACCACGGTCGCCGGCACGCTTATTCTAGCCGCCGGCACTACCGTGGACGGGGAGTTTATCTTGGAGCCGGGCGGGCAGGTAATCGACCAACGAGGCGGCACCGGCGGTACTGGCCGCGACCTGCTAGACCTGACCACTGACTTTATCCAGCAAGTCATGGCGCTGGCCTACACCGACTGCGATGCCGACCCGGCCGCCAGCCCCGATGGCTCTTACCCCGGCCAGCAGTTCGACGCCAAGGACGCGCAGGGCCGCAACCTGCATTTCTACTGCGCCAGAGGCACTTACGACCCCACGGCTCCCGCCGGCACGACCGGCGCGGGGCCGGCGTGGCACTACACTGTAAAGCTCGGCTAAGACATGGCACTACTAGCAGACGTACTTGACGAAACGAAGCAGCGAGCAGTTGTAGAGGCGACCAAAGTTGCCGTAGAGCAGGCGGTGGAGAAGGTCGCCGGCCCGGCCGTGCTCACCACACCCGGGCTGCTGGCTATGTTTCAGCAGTACCAGCAGGACACGCAGCAGGTGCTAACGCAGCAGGCGGGCATCATTAACGAGCAAAGTACCGTTATTCAGCAGCTCAGCGGCACCCTGGCGGCCGTACAAAACGCGCTGCCTACGCAGATTACGAATGCCCTGAGCGCCTACAACACGAGCGTAGTAGCGCCGCTTTTGCAGCAGCAGGCGGCTACTACGGCGGGTTTGGGGGCGCTCACCACCACGGTCAACAGCAACGCAACGGCCGCCACCGCGGCCTTGGCTACGAAAGCAATGGCCGCTGACCTCACGGCGCTCACCACTACGGTGGGAACGAAGGCCGCCGCGACTGACTTGCAGGCGCTCACCACCACCGTAGCAGCAAAGGCGCTAGCCACCGACTTGGCAACGACCAACAGCAACGTGGCGGCTAACACATCGGCCATTGCGCTACGTGCCACCACGGCAGCCCTGACCACCGAGCGGGGCCGCATCGACGGGCTGCTCAACACCACCGTACCCGCCCTGCAGGCCGATACGGCGCTGCGCCTGCTAAAAACCGGCGACGTGGCAACCGGCTCCATCATGGTCCCCGCCGCCACACTAGCCGCCGCCGCCCCGCGCCTGGACCAAACCTATGGCGGCCTGAACGCGCCGATTCGCTTTGCTACGGCCGTGGGCGCTACCGCTACGGCTATGCAGCCCGGCCCGCTCACTGACCCCACGCCGCAAGGCCGCAAGGCCAAACCATACTTCGTGGTCCTGACTATGCGCACCGCTCCGGCCATCGGAGCCACCATCATGGTCGGCACCACGCCCGGCGGCGCGGAGGTCTTCACCAAGACCTACACCCTGGCCTTGCTGCCCGGCCTGAACGCCGTGCTGGCCCCCATGCAGCCCATTTTCATCGAACTACCCGCCGGTACCACGCTCTACGCCAAGGCCACGGCCGGGACCTGGGATGTGGAGGTGCTCTCTTACTACAAATCCTAATGGCTACCTACCTCGCCACCTTTTCAGAGACGTACCCTCCCTACCAAGGCGCGGGCACTACCCCCGTTCAACTCGCCGCACCTACCGGCCTCTCGGTAGTTACGATGGCCGGCAGCAACGGCGCCAGCTGGAACCCGGTGGCCAACAGCAGCGGCTATCGGTTGCAGCGGGCACCGGTCAGCGGGGCCAACACGGGCACTTACGCGCAGGTCTACAGCGGGCCTACTACCAGCTTCACCGATGCCAACGTACAGGCCGGTAATACCTATTCTTACCGGGTAATGGCCTTGGGCACGGGCGCGTACAGCAGCTCGGGCTACTCGGCTGCCATTCAGGTAACGGCGGGCGGGGCTAGCGTGTGGGAAGTCGGTATTATCGCCGGCCAAAGCAACGATTCAGGCCTGGCCCCGATTCGGGACTTCCCTGCGGCAACGTTTGGCCAGCCGTTTCCGCTTGTCCCGATTTGGAACGACGATACGAACCAGGTAGAGCCGCTGCAAATCGGCGTCAACGAGTGCGGCCTGAACGGCAACGCCGGCTATCCTGCACCGCCAAATGGCTACCCGTACGTGCGCTCGGATGGGGTTACCATCCCCGGTGGCCTGGCGGGGTACTACGATGGCGCAGGCATGGAGATGCAATACGCCGTCCGGTGGTCGGCTGACCACGCGACCGATGGCAAGAAATGCTACCTGCTCAAGCAAAACGTCAACCATCCGACCAATACGGATGGAGCCACCATTGCCAAGTGGCAGCAGGAGATCTTCGCGGATTTCAAGCGGCAGGCTCTGCGCTTCCAGGCCTACGCCGCCACGCAAGGCGCCACGCTCAAAGTCCGGTGGATTTCGTTCGGCGTGAAGGAAAGCGAGGGAGGCAATGCCAACTTCCCCGCCGACATGCACGGCTTGCTAAACCGGTTTGAGAGCGAGGGCATTTGCGATGCTGATACGTTGCGCCTGCTTCCCCGCGCCCCGCAGGTCAGCAGCCAAAGCGTCGCCAGCTACCAGGAGCAGTTGGTTGCGCTTTACCCCGACCGCTACAAGCTCTACCGCAACGACAGCACGGCCTTTCTGCCCGACCAAGTTCACATTAATCAGCCCAGCATGGTAACCTGGGGCGACCGGCTCTACGAGGCGGCCAACAATGTGCAGGCGCCCCCACCGCCCCCCGGCGGCCCACTCGAACTCGGCTACTTGCAGTATTCGCAAGCCTTTGTGTCGGCGCCCGGCGTGCCGGCTACCTCCACCACTGGCTTTATGGTCGGCGGGGCTTACCGCCTTGATACCATAGACGACGCCGCACAGTTTCAGAGCCTGCTGAGCCAAGGCGTCAACGGCAGCGGCGCCGAAGGACTGACCGTGAACGCCTACGCCCAAACGCTGGCTACCCGTTTGTTTAAGGCCGATGGCAGCAATGACTTTTTCGGCATTGACCGCCGGGCCAACCTGCCGCAAGGCGTGCAAACCGGCGTCGCGTTCGGCTTTGACGGCCAGTTTCTCAAGATAGCCGTGCAGGGCGGCGCGCAGGTAGTGAGCCGCTTTATCGGCCAGCCGCTGCAAGGCACTGCCGACCCCACGCGCTGGGGGGCGCTCCAATATGTAGACGGCACGGTAAGAAACGGCTTCGCCATTGAAGGCGGGATGCAGCACATCTTCCAGTTCAACCGCGCCCCGGCCGGCGATGCCGAGCTGCAAGCTATTGCCAACGCGGGCTGCGTGCTGAGCCAGGCGCAGTACAACGAAGCTGCTTGCGTGGTCTACGGCCTCGATAGCGTGAACGACCAACAGGCTGCCACCTTCCCCAACCTAGCCGACCCCGCCAACCCGCTCAGGGTTACCCGCTTCTAGCCGCCCCGCTGCTAAAGATTCTACTCTATGCCGCTTTTGCTGCTGACTGACCTGCTCCAAACCACCGCCGCCCAAAGTGCCGATGTGCGCTTCATGGAGTGGGGAATGCGCCTCTTGCCCATTGCCTTTTCCATCTATGTCTACCTGAGCGCCCCTTCGCGGGAAACGCAGAAAAAGCGAGACAAAGACATGGCTGACCTGCTGACCTGGAAAGAGCTGCAACAGTCCCTTAACACCCACCACCAGCTAGCCATGGAGAAGATAGGGGACGAGATGAAGCGCAGCCACAACGACCACGAGGCCAAAATCAGCCAGTTGAGCGAGATGAAGACCGACGTGGCCGTGATGAAGTCGCAGCAGGAAAGCCAGAGCCGCTCGCTTCAGCAGATGAACGAGAAGCTGGACCGGCTGCTAAACCAAGGAGGCAAATGAGGTGGCTTGACGACATCATCCGCGACCCGAAGACCCGCCACGTAGTCGCCCGCGACCTATTCAAGGCGGCGGCTTTCGCCGGCGCCCTGGCGTGGGGGGCCGTAATGGCCTACCTCAAATTTCGAGGCGATAAAGACTTGACAGCCGAGCCGATGTATGCCTTGCTAGCTTACTCAGGCGGCCTGCAATATATCAAAGCCCGGCAAACGTCCGGCACCGGGCTGCCCGTGATGGGCGCAAGTGAACCCCCGGCCGGCCCCGCTCCCCCACCGCCACCAGCCAATGCAGAAGAAGCCGCCACCCCGCCAATCGACTAAACGCCGCGCCGCCGCTACGCCACTTGTGAAACCCCCGAAGCCCGCATGAATATCGGCCGAATAAATGTAGTGGGCGCAATGCTGCCCTTCCCGCTTGAAAAGGTGGGCATCCCTGGATTGAACAGTCGTGCCTGGCGGGCAGAAGTGGCCGCGCCGCCCTTAGTACTTACCAAAGAGCTTGAGGAAAGCGAAACCAAGGAGCTATTCCGCTTTACGCCTACTAAGCAGGAAATGAGTTCACTGAAATCGCACCGCGACAAATTCCCCATGAAGGGCCGGTTTATTGAGCTACATGCCGACCTGTGCCAGAAATACGAGAAGCAACTCTACTCCTGCTTTAGCACCGAGATACAAGGTGACGAGGTAGTAGTTTTTGCCCTATTGCCATGAAACGCTTATTCCTCCTACTCCTAATCGGCTGGACTATCGCCGCCGCGCTGGCCGGCTGCCGCACCGCTAAGCCCACCCCCGAGCGTGACGTGAGCCGCGCCGAAGGCACCCCCCTAGGCCAGCCGGATAGCCCAGCCGGTAATTCTGAGCAGAAAACACCTGAGCCACCGCTGGTGCAGAAAACCGGCTTTTTGGGGCTTTTCGGGAAGAAAAACACCCTTAGCAACCCAGAAACGAAGATTATAGCTGGCGCACAACCCGGGCCACGAAAGTGCAAAGGTTGCACCATCATCAACGCGGCCCCCGGCGCCACCGTCACCACCACCACTGTAGCCAAGAAAGCCACCGCCGCTACGGCAGAAGGAGCCGTGGCGAGCGTGACAGGCAAGAAGTCCGGCCCGGCCGTGGTGGCCTCGGATAGCGCCAGCCTGAACGCACTCGAAGGCGGCGGCAACCTGGCTGCGGTGAATGGTGACGGCAACAGCACCGACCAAAAAAAGCAGGACACCACCAAAGAAGCACCCGGCCCGCTGGCCACCATCGCAGATAACCTGACTGGCCCGCTGGGCTACGTGCTGGCAGCGGCGGCCGTGGGCGGCATCCTCTTCCTCATCATCCGGCGCCGCGCCCGCAAGGCGGCTGAAAACCTCGTGTAAGCTATGGCAGATTTCAAGCTCTTTTTCCCGAAACTCATGAGCCACGAAGGCGGCTATGTGGACCACCCAGCCGACCCCGGCGGGGAGACTTATGCCGGGGTGGCCCGCGTGTATAACCCGCAGTGGGCGGGCTGGAAGCTAGTAGACGCTGTCAAGAAAAAGTTGGGGCTAACGTCGCCGGTAGCGAAATCCGGTTACGCAGCCATCAACAAGGCGCTGGCCCTGGAGCCGGCCATGAAGCCCGCACTACTGGCCTTTTACGAGAGCCTGTATTGGGACAAGCTAGGCTTGGACTACGTGACTAATCAGCAGCTAGCCGAGCAACTAGCCGACCACGGCACAAGCGCGGGCACCGGCCGGCCGCCGAAGATGATTCAGTTCGCCGTGAACCAGGTGGCGGGTGCCAAGCTGCTGCTAGTTGATGGGCAGATGGGGCCGAAAACCCTGGCGGCCATCAATGCCGCCGACCAACCCAAGTTGCTGCGGGCCTTCGTGCAGCTGCGGCGCGACTTCTACGAGTACCGGGCTGCCGTGCGCACCCCCGCCCCCGCTGTGCTGGCCTTGCTGCAAGGGCTGAACCTGCGGCCTGACCCCAAGTCGAAAGTATTCCTCAATAGCTGGCTAGCCCGGCTCCCTAAAGTATAATACCATGTTTAACACCCTTCAGCGTTTCAGCGTCATCATCGGCGCCCTACTGTGTGTCCTGATTTGGGCCTTCTCTTACTTCGTCGTTCACGCCCCAGAAGGCTGGCCGCGATTGGTATGGGTGCTAGTGGGCGTGGCCGTGTTCGTGCTGTGCGCCTTCTTTTGGAAGCGCCCCAAGGTCTAGCTCGGCCCGCGCTCCCTCTCCTAGTGGGGGTGGCGACGGTCTTTTGCGGTCTTAATCTTGTGGCAGGAGTCGCACAGTAGTTGGTAGTTATCCAGCCACCGCCCACCCCCGCCTCGGTGCACGGGGAGGATGTGGTCCACTTGCAGCGGCTCATCCATCACGCCACAGTGCTGGCAGCCGGCCCCGCGTTGCTCACTCAAGTAGTAGCGGATAACGTCCGCGTCGCACTTGAGAATGCGCAGCACAGCCAGGCCAAATGCTGAGCACTCGCTGGCCGCCCACCGCCGTTGCCGGCCCGTCAGTTCCCGCCCGCACCCGCAGGTGCACCGATTCGGGTCCGGTTGGTCGAAGAAGTCGGGAATAGTGGCGTACGCCTGAAACCGAACGCGCTCTTTCAGTGCCCCGCGCTCAAAGCCCTTGGCGATGGCCGGCGCAGGGTCGAAAGAAAGGACGCGTTGAACGAGCTGGCTCATGGTGTTTTGCCTACCTATTACTAGAGAGGGGGAGGGCTAGGCTGCTTTCGCCAGTAGCCGCTCGTAAAGGCGGGGCTGGCTGTGAAAGAAGGTTTTGCCTGCTTCTAGCAAAGAGCACCAAGCTGCCTCATTGCGAACCGCCAGCCGCAGTAGCAGGCCGTTGGAGCGGCTGGGCACCTCGCCTTGCTCGTAGCGCGCCCACTGATTAGGCCCAAACCCTAGCACCTTGCTCATTACAGCAGCTGACAGGCCAACGCCCTTTCTGAACATCGTCAACTCATGCGGAGCAGGAATCCCATAGCGCTCGCGATAAGGGCTGTAGACCTGCTCCGTATTGTGATTGTCAGCATCGCAGGTGGTAAAGTGCTCCCCGGTTTCGTCGCAGATATAGAACAGGCGGGTGTAGCGGAACTGTCCGCCTCGAAAGTCAGCAACTTCTTCCGTGGCGTGCAAATAAGCCAGTCCCTCCGCTAGCGGGCTAGGCATCGTGGCGGGCAGGGGTGGGTTACTCCAGGCGGGGTGATTCATGCTGTAAATATACGAAATAAACCCAACATTAGATACGATCTAACCGTATAATAACCAACAAACTACTCCATGTTTCCCCCGATTCTTTTCGCCGTCTTGCTGCTGCTGTGCCACGGTGCTACGATACTGCTGTGGGCGCGCTTCACCAGCTGGGAGGTGGGCGTGAATGCCGACATGATTAAGGCCGATGGCAGCGCCGACACGCTCAAAGGCGGCTTCCACGCCCGCCGCACCTGGCTGCGGTTTTGGTTCTGGCTGGCCCTCACGGGCGTCCCGGCTGCCGTGGCCTGGGTGCGCTTCGACTGGCTGGCCGGGCTGCTGAGCTTCGCGGCCCTGGGGCTGCTGCTGGGCTGCTACTTCGCCCGCACCTTCAACCCGCTGCTGAACGTGGCGATGGGGCTCGCCTACAAAGCCCGCTTCTACGCCAGCCCCTCCCCCACCGCCGCCCGCTGGCCCGACCAATACGTGTGGCGGCAGTTGCGGGCCAGTAATGCGGAGCCGACACAGGAGAACGCCAACGCTATTCTGCAAGGCTACTTGAATGGCCTGCTAGTGTTTGGTATCGTGGTAGAGTTGGCCTTTTTCATATTCCTCTTCCTCCACTACTAGCCCCGCCCATGCACGAAGACCTTGCTTTAGAAGAACTACTCACCCTAAAAGGCGGCCTACTGCGTGAGTTATTGCCGCCGCACTTGGACCCGCTGCGCCCGTTCAAGGTGGAAAATTTCGGGCCGCTACGCAAGTACACGCTGGGCGAAGCGTGGCCGGGCACCTGGGTAATGCTGCACCACTTGCTGGGCACCGAATCCGGCCCACCCCACTGCCACCCGGTAGCGTTCCAGTCCACCATTCTGCTAGGCAGCTACTTAGAGCGGGTGTACCATCCGACTGAGGAAGGGTGCCACGTGCAGGATATTTTGCGCAGCGAAGGCTCCGCCCACCACATCGCGGCCGAGTGCATCCACAAGCTAATTGCATTACCTGACGAACACTGTTGGACGCTCGTTTTCGCCGGGCCGGTTGTTAGGGAGTGGCGGCATCATCCTGAATTAGTGTAACTTGGCACTGGCAGCCGGCTAAGCCTCATCAGAAACCGGAAAGAACCGAAGCCCCGACCCTTACCCGGCCGGGGCTTTTTACATTAGGGAACCCTACGTAGCTGCTGTGTTACCCAACCAGGTAACCGGGGAAAGCTCGTAGGGGTTGCCTCCGAGAAGAATAGGACCAGGGCTTGACGGGCGGCGCGGCGTTTCCCCCTCCAGGAGGTGGGGTTGGCGGCTAGAATAGTAGTGGCTAGTTTTGTGGGGGTCATCGATTAGAGCTGGTTAGGCAGCGGGAGGTAGCAGGCCGGCTTCGCGCATTTCGCGCAGCACGCGGGTTTCCTTAACCTTGCTGTACACATGCGAGTGCTTGAGATTGACGTGACCCAGCATGGCCCCGATGGCCTCCGCGCTCACGCCTTGCTCAGCGGCCAGCATGGCAAAGGTCTTGCGGCCGATGTGCGAGGTGAGCGGGAAATCCAGCCCCAGGCGCTCCCCCAGCAGCTTGAGCCTGGCATTGAATAGTTGGTTGGCGCAGATGGGGACGGGCTTGGGGGCGTACCGCTCAAACAAAGCAGCCGCCTCGGGCAAAAGCGGAATCAGCGAGAGTACATCCGTTTTCTTGCGAGGCCGCTTGAGCCAGCGCTGGCCGTTCTTGTCCGGCTCCGTCGCGTGCTCAGCGCGCACCTCCCGCGCATCTGCCCAGGCCAGGCCGGTGTAGCACATGAGTAAAAAGCCGTCGCGAGTTCTGCGCAGCGGGGAGGACAAGCCGACCATCCGCGTAAGGGCGGTGAGTTGGTCTGTTGTCAGGTGCAGCAGCGGCTTCGCTTTTGGTGCTGGCAATTTGAGCTTCGGGCAGGGATGGTAGGCGAGCGCCCCGCGCTCGACGGCGCAGGCGCAGCACTCACCGACCAGCTGCGCTACCTTATTGGCATACCCCGCGCTTTTGATGGAAGGCACGGCCGGGGAGAGCAGCCACAGGCGAAAATCCCGCACCAAGGCGGGGGTTACTTCGCGGGTCAGCAAGCTTTTCCGGCCGATGTGGCCTAGCCAGCCTTCCAGGTGGGGCTTGCGCAGCACGGAAAGGCTGGCGGTGTAGGCGGTGATTTCCCCCGCCGCGTGCCGCCTTTCTTGGTGCTGGCCCCAGGCGTCCCACGCCATGAGCAGCGTTTCGTCGGCGGCCTGGCCCTGCCCCTGCATGAGCTGGCGCATCCGTTCGGCCGTGACCGGCAGCTTGCCCCGCTCCAGGGCTAAGTGGTGCCCGTTTGCTTCATCGACAAGGGAAGTTAACTTGGTATTAGCCAACTTCACGCGGTCGGAGTTTCCTTTGAGCCGCTGGGCCTTGGCATCCCATTCCTTGTAGAGGCAGTGCACGCCAGTGGAGAGGTCGGTCCGCTTGCCGTTTACGGTCAGGCGAAGGGTGATAATGCCCCTAGTAGTAGGCTGCAAGTCAGCTGCTTGCATTCCTTGGGGCTTAGTAAACCAAAAACGAGGAACCACGCGATAGCGGAGGGGCATTCGGTTAGGGCACCCCGAGGGAATGGCAGTCTAACCGGGGCAATAACCGGAGAGTGTGCTGGGCGGGAGAGTACAAGCAAGACGCCGCATTCTCCTATTTCGCATAAAGTCGGTTAGTACAATGTGGATTAAAAGAAAAACCCCGATTAGATGAGCTAATCGGGGCTGCCAGTAATCAATCAGCAGAGAGGATGGGATGTGTTAACCTTCGCTCCTAACTAGTTGATTACTGGCAGCTTGCCCAGTTGCGGCTTTCGGCACTAACCGAATCACCTACCGAAACGGGCAATTACACTAGCTCAGCGAGACGCCATACTTGAAGCCAACCCGGCGCGTGGCTTCTTCAGCCGCTACGTATTCGTGATTGGTTTCTGCCACCATTGCGGGGGGCGTGTAGTCGTCATCGGCTGCGTCTGGGCTAGCGCTAAGAAAAGACCGGCCGCCGGACCGGGCTACAAGTTGCACCACTTCCGCGTGCTCCTGGGCTTCGGCCATCTGGGCTATCGTTTGCTCGGCTACAGCCAGCTTCTGCTTCGTCCGCTCGTAGTAGAACTTGTAGAAGTCGGCGCGCTGCGCGTCGGTCATATCCTCTACGTCGAGGTTGATGGACATTTGGGGTGGAGGGGCCGCCGTGGCGGCTGGGGCTAGGTTGCGCTCAAACATTTCACCCTGCCCATCACGGAGCCAGTCCCCATTGAAGCCGGGGAAAGCTAAGCGCAGCAAGGCAATAACCTTATTGCCCGGCTGGGAGCGCCCGTTGATAATAGCGGACGCTGTTCCAATCTTCACGCCCGTAGCAGCTTCAAAAGCAGTGAGGGTAGTAAACCCCTTGGCTTCCATAAGCATCGCTAAGCGCTTTCCAGCAGTTTGTTCCATTTTTATGAGTGTTTAGTGTGAATAAAATAGAAATTTCTAAACGTGGTGCTTATATTTGTCGTACCTAAAGGCTAGGTGGAAGGCGTTTTACGGTGCAAACCTACGAACGTTTTAGAAATTTCAACAACCAAAAGTTAAAATGGCTAACAGGAAACTCCCCGGCCGCGATGCCTTTAATGAGGCTCTGGCCACGGTGGCCCCCAAGCTACCAACCAATTACGCTGCAATTATTCGACACCGCAGGCCAGATTTGGACCAGCAAAAAATCTATCATGTTAAGGCCGGCAAAGTACTCGACTGGGTTATTTTAGAGGAAATGCAGAAAGTAGCCAAGGAATCTACTAAAGCCCTTGCAGCATGAGGCCGTCACTGTTTCACGTAGGGCAGGCCGTGGTGTGCGTTGATGATAATTGGCCTGCTGTCGCTGTTGATAACGCCCGCCCCCGCCCGGCTCACATTCCCCGCTCTGGCCCTGTCTACCACGTCGAAAGGGTATATTCTTGGGAAGGGACTTGGTATCTGCATCTAAAGGAGCTTGGCCCTGAATGCGGATGGAACGAGAGGGCCTTCGCCCCCGTCGAACTACTCCCCGATGAAGCCCTGGCCCAGCTGCTAGAAGAATCACTAGAACCTGTAACTGCTTAACCCACCAAAGCAATTCTGCTTTTATGAAAAACCAACTAGCAACCCTCAGCTTCAACGGCTTCGATATTCGGCCGGACGAGAACGGCAACCTTAGCCTCACTATGCTTTGGAAGGCAGCCGGAGCCAATGCCTATAAGAAGCCAGTGCAGTGGGAGCGCAAAGAAGGCCGCGAGTACCTGGCCCAAGTGGCTGCTGATTTAAAGGTGCCTGTGGGGCACCTTTTGAAAAAGAAGGCTGGCCGCAATGGTAGCACGGTGGCCCTGCCTGAAATCGCATTAGAGTATGCCAAAACGCTTTCGATGCCGCTGGCCCGGTTGGTCAACAAGACGTTCCTGGAGCGCGTCGCCGAGGAAAAGAACCCTGACCTTATCCTTGACCGGGCGGTAAAGACCTACGAGCGGCGCGGCTTCACGCCTGAGCACATCGCTACGCGTCTGAATGCTAAGGCTACCCGTGTGGTATTCACGGCTGCCCTGGCCCGCCACGGTGTCACTGGCGAGGGGTTCCGGCTCTGCACCAATGCTGTGTACTTCCCGCTGTTTGGCGGCCCGGCCGCTTTAGTGCGCGAGAAAGTTGGTGCCGGCCCAAAGGCTAACCCCCGTGACTTCATGAATATGATACAGTTACGTACGGTTGAACTATCCGAGATGCTGGCAACGGAGGCCATCGAAACCGCAGGGGCATTTGGCAACGACGCCTGCGTGAGCGAGACGAACCGGGCGGCCCGCAACGTAGCGGCTATGGTGGTGCGCCACCGGGCCGGGGCTTCTTTATGAAAATACTTTCTATTTTTTTAGAAGTATGCATTCCAAGTTTCTATTTTAGTCGTATGTTTGTAGAGGAAATAGAAACACAGCCCTCCCCCATGACCCTCCACATCAACCACGCCACCGCCACCAAGCCCATCATCAACCTCGCCGAGCTGGCCGAAGTGCAAGCCGCCGCCCCCGCCGAAGTGCGCCGCCGGATGCCCTTGCCCATCCTGGCTACTCACCTCTACGGCCTGGCCTTCCGCAAGCCCAGCCTGATTGAAGAAGTCGAGGCGGTGCTCCAGCACGAAACCGCCCGCCGCGCCCGGCCCACGATGGCCATCACCCGCTAACCTTTCTCTTCTCCCTCACTCTTACGCTGCCCGCGATAAAGGCAATATTCAGATGACTGACGAGCAACTTACTGAGGGCCGCAATCTGCAAAAGCAAATCGCAGAGGTGGCGCACGACCTAGCCCGCCTAAATGACTCGGGCTTTTACGTCGAATTGCACCAAAGTAATAAGGTGCAGCGGAGTGCCGGCCTGATTTCGACGGTGGGTGTGGGCAACAACTGTGAGCACTCGCTCGCGCCGTTTGCTACGGCCTTCCATACGGCAGTGGTCGCACATTACCAAGCCCAAATGGAGACGCTCAAAGCCCAATATGCTGCCCTCTAGCCCGCCATGCTCACCCGCCCCCACTAATATTTCTTCTCCCTCACTCTTACGCTGCCCGCGATAAAGGCAAAAAGCCAGATGAAATTAAAAGATGAGCAACGCCTCGCACAGCTAGTAGAAGAAATAGAGCAGCGCCTATCTGAGATTCAGAAGCTGCCGCTCACGCTGGATGGGCCAACTGGACAAGGATTCTTCTTTACCCACAACCTCAAGCGCACCACAGCCGGCGAAACCATTCTGGCAGTCGGACCGGAGCTACTCCACAACCTGCTAGTGGCTGCTGCTGGCGCTGCCGGCAAAAAGAGCGAAGGCATAGGAGAGGCAATCGCGCAGGCCGGGATGCGGCTCATGTTCGAGGCCACCCAAAAAGCGAAACGCTAGCCCGCCATGCTCACACGCCCCCTCCGCTTCTTCTACGGCTTAGCTACTGGCTATCACCTGCTGACGGCCCTTGCGTTCGGCCTCGTGCTCTGGGCCTACCTGCTGCTGCCGCTGGGCCGCTTTGTGTCTCACCTCTTCCGTCTTCTTTTCTCTTAGTGTCGCCATGAAATACCCCTTTTACACGTCAAATGGCACGTTTTGGCGCATGTATCTCTCCCCTACCCGGCAGATATCAATCGCAGATTGCCATTTCGCTAACTGCTCAATCGAGTCGCATGAGAGCAACTACGATAATATGCCCTATGAGCGCACCAAGGGCGAGGTTGATATAACGGAGACCGCATTCAATGAGGCTTTCGACAAGGCGCTGGGTCGCATCGCGGCCATTCGTGCAGGCAAGCCCTTAGAAGGTGACCGCCTTGAGGACTCCTACCCCATCTACCCCATGCGGGCGGCCGGCAACTACGAAGAAGTCTAGCCCACCATGCACTACACCCCCGCCCTAGCCCACGCCGCCACCCGCCAGCTCAACGCGGCCCGCTCCGGCTGCCCCAGCGCCCAGGCCGCCGCCAGCATCCATTATGCCCGCGCCCTTGTCGCTGCCCAGACCGAACAGGCCAATATCGACTACGCCGCCGACCCCGCCGGCTTCGAGGCCAACCGCCGCCACGATGGGGCGATGGCTGCTGATGAATACTGCCACAACCCTAGCCGCTAACCTGCCATGCTCTCTGCTTATCAGCAACTCGCCTACACGCTGCTACCTGAGCGGCAACTACACTACGACGACACGCTGGCCACGCTCGAAAAGTGCCGCGCCAACGGCAATGCCAAGCTGTGCTTCAGCGCTCAGCAGGCGGTCGGCTTCGCGCTTCGGGCGCTGAACACCACCCGCGAGGCTGCTGGGCTGGCCCCGGTAGCCGGCCCGCCGATGCGCGGCCTCGACGAGTTGCTGGCCCACGGCCGCGCCTGCGAAGCCCAGCGCCAGCGCCTCTCACGTCTCGCCGCCTAGTCCGATGGCCCGCACCGCCATCACCACCGAGGCTGATAAGGCCGCCTTCTTCGGCCGCCTGGCCGGCTACTACGACAACCACGCCAAGCGGGAAATCAAGCCCAGCGAGCGTGAGAATTCAGCCAAGCGTGCCGAAGCTGCCCGCACCCACGCCCTCACCTATAAGGCCTAGCTGCCACAATTAACTAATTGACAACATGAATACTAATCAAACAACAAACGAGGCACTGCTAGTT